TTTTAACGCCCGGAGATTCTTTCTCTAAAAATGCACACATCTTGGCAATTCCGGCGCTGTCTAAGTTGTTTTTAATTTCTATTGGACTATTAGCGTCCTTGTCGGCAACCATAGTTTTTTCGATACGGTTTTTATTGTGAGAAATAAGGCTGTTTGCGGCCTCGACGATATCCCCTTCAGACCGGTAATTGATTTCAAGCTCATACGTTGTAAATTCGGCTTGATTTCTGATCAAGTATTCCGTATCGGCCCCGCGCCACCCATAAATAGATTGATCCGGATCCGCTACACAAAAAAGGGTAGCTTTGCATATTCTCTGAATTTTCCTTACAAGATACCACTGCAGGCTATCAGAGTCCTGTGATTCGTCCGTCATTACATGTTTATATTTTAGGTACTGCTTGATATGGGGCAATAGAAGATGCAACCCTGTGAGGATGCTCCCATAGGTCAGGGAGTTGTTTTCGCGGAGTCTTGCGGCAAAGACTTTGCGGCAAAGACTTTGAATATCTTATAGGCTGGATCTTCTTTTTCCGGAGCGATCCCGCTGTTATAATAATCATTAAACGCCTTATCGACATCCTTTTTCTTGGGTTTCCAGGCTTTCTTATAAACTCCCATTTCAATAGCAATTTCTTTTAATAGATAGTTTGTCTCCCAATCGCCATAGACCGTAATCCGTCCGGGGCGCAATCCTATAAACTCCCCGAATCTTTGAATCAGACCCAGAGCCACGGCATGAAATGTGCCTATTGTGATGTTATGAGCATTGTTACCTATTCTTTCAACAAGCCTTTCCCGCATTTCTCCTGCTGCTTTCCTTGTGAATGTCAATAAAAGCAACTCAAATGGTGATACTTTCTTGTTTTCGATTAGGTGTGCTGCTCTTTCAACAAGTACGCGGGTTTTCCCTGATCCTGGGGGAGCGATACAGAGTATATTTTCTTCGGTTGCTTCAATTACTTTTCGTTGGTGTTCGTTAAGCATCATGATTATTCTCCTTTTGCTATACGCCGCATATTCCCGCACATTCATCAGAAAATAACGATAATTGGCCATGATCTTTTGCGTTTCTAAGGTCAACTTCATCCAGCGGTATCCGGGCAGGGTGTATAAACATATCCCCACGCATACCGCCGCATTTCCTGATAGCTTTGTCGAATTCAACGGCATCTTGCCATTCTTCCGGTGATTCATTCTTTAGTTTTCGCCACTCAAAATCGTGATGGTAAGGACAACCTATACATGCGGATCGTGGCGGTTCTGGAAGGTTCTTTTTTTTAAACCAATTCAAACAGTCGAGCCGTGTCATTCTAAGGTCGATCAGCGGATAGTAAAAATCTATCCATTTATCATTAGAGATTTTCGTCCGGTTAGCCTCGTCAGTTGATATTCCCATCCACACCTCAACGGTTCCGGGCGGAATTCTTTTTCTTGGCTTGTAGCCAGCGATTAGCCTTTGTTTTTTCTTTATCCACCTTATCTTATATTCATAAGTACATTGTCTGCGGATCATACCTTTTTCCCCGTTCGGTCCAAGGGTAAACAACGGCATTGACGCCCACCGCACACCATCTTTTTTTAATCCACGCACTTGTGAAATAAGCGCGTCTTCTTTAATATTTCCCTGCTTAACGGTATGAATTGGAATTCCATATTTTTTAGATTCATTCTTTAAGAATTTAAGCCACCTGTAAGTAGCTTTAGTTTCCCACTGAGTATCGGCAAATATGGCCGCGTCTATCCTTTCAAGCTCTCCATAGCAGGACATTAAAAAAATTGTTGAGGATTGAACACCGGCGCCAAGCGATAATATTTTAATTGGTATTTTGATAATTACCTCTTTTTAGGGTCTTCCCATGCAAAATCGCATTGATGATAAGCATGAACTCGACACTGATCGACATATTCCGTAAACTCAACTGTGGTTAAATCTGTAGTTGAGCCTATTGTCTCGCATAAAGTACCGTTGGGAAGCGTGTATTTTTTCTTTAAAAATAATCCCTTAAAATATTCATGAACTTCATCGGGACCGTCCCATCCAAAATCTTTCGCAAACCTTGTGCAATTTACCCAATACCAACTATTTTGATCGATAGTCCTGATATGATAGACAACAGAAAAGGCTATTTTTACCCACCGGCCAGGCTTAACAAAGTGCAGCCAGTTTTTAATTTGAGCCCAATCGTTTATAGCCATCAGTGGGCCAGATTCCGGCCTTTGTTTGGACATTTTGAGGGGTTTCATAATCTATGTCTTATTTAAACACGCAAATTCACCGTGGTATTTTAGGGCTGCTTCGTTGTAGGCTCGGGCGGCGTCAAGCTTGTCTTTAAATACTCCTAAAGAAATAAGCCTATCATCTAAAGTTATCCGTGCTCTCCATTTCTTGCTGTTTTTGTGCAGAGAAACGCCCTTAAAACCAGATGTGTTGTTTATTGGTATTGTAGAGTTTTTTGCATTGTCTCCCTGCGTACAAAATCTAAAATTGGATTTGCGGTTGTTTAACCTGTCTCGATCTCTGTGATCAATTTGGTTTTTATAGTCGGCATTTATACCCATAATGATGTGTTGAATTTTTAGCACTTTCTTTTTGGGTCGCGTGGCAGCATATCCCTGAGCGTTCACATGCCACTTATATCCCCTAACTTTTTCAACGTCTTCGGTATCGATCACAGTTCTTGCGACCTCTTGACACCTCCTATTATAAAGAACGATTTCAGCAATGTTCCCTTTTATAATAATTTCGTTAGGATCGGAACGAGTTCGTTCTAAAATTTTGCCATATAGCCGCACTTGCTCCCTGTGTCTTCCACAATACCCTTTTGCACTATGCTTTCTGTCGCACCCTTCAACCTTGCAAACTCTCATAATGTCCCTTTTTTATTTTAACTCAATTAAGTGCCATTCTTTTGGAATATCTTTAGGTTTACACCATGTATTTATTATGATCTGCGTGTCGTCTTTTCTCTCTCCGACTTGTTTTAGCAAAGCGATAAGGTTTTTTTCGTCAACCTCCCCGCCTTCGTAGATCAAGAACTTTTCCTTTGCATTGCCCAAGAGCGCATTGCCAAGAGCTTGACCGAATACGACCTTTTGGCCTCCGGAAAGACCTTCATACGGGACCAGGGGTTTATTGGGAAGCATCCAGCCGATAATAAAACTGCCATCATCTTTCAGGTGAACAATTCCATCACCTTCCGGAAGAAGCTCGGTTATTTTATCCTGCATTGATATCAGCGTATCCCTCACAGCGTCAGCCTTTTGAGCTTTCAGTTCTGACAGATCCTCTTTTTTTGTAGCCAGATCGGTTTCAAGATTCACCATATCTAATTTGTTTTTTTCTATTAATTCCACAATCCCGGAGCGCTTATCAAAAAGCCTTTGTTGTTCCCTGAGTCCTTTGCCTTTTTTGATCAAGCCTTCGATTTGATCTTCTATTATTTTTATATCCATCGTGGTTTTCCTTTCTTTTATAACGATCTAATCACCTGCTCTGCGTTTTAGAGTCAGGTGCATTTACTTGTTATATTTCGTCTGCTTTTTTAATTAATTCCATTCCATGAATAGACACTTTAAATTTTTTAGACTTGCAGTTAAAAGGGCCGGATACTGTCGGAAGCTCATCTTTTTCTAACCAACTAATTACCAATGAATGTTCAACGCAACCCTTAAACCTTACAAAAAGATGGTCGCCTTTTTGCAAATCTATGTGATCTATTTTAATGCTCATCCTTAAAGCCCTTCCTCAAGAAATATAACGATATAGCTAATCTGGCGCACTCGTTTTTATGAGTTATTTCGGACTTCCCGCCCTTGTGCCGACTTTTCCCGCTCAGAGTTCAGCGGCTTGTTATAAGCCGCAATTGCAAGGCGGATATTCGTCTTCTTTAAATATTTGTCGTTGCTTTTCATCAACTATGGTTTGTAATGATCTCTTTGACATACTTAAAAACATCGGAGTTTTACCTTGCCTCTTTCGATATTCCATATTTCGTTTTTCCAATTCAACAGCTTTACAAAACAAGCCGGGATGATTCCGCCTTAATTCTTTCCACTGGTGCACTCTCTGATAGGGGCATATAAAACAACCGGACTTAATGGGTAAGGGTAATTTGTGTGAGCGAATAATGTCCTTACAACCCTCTCTATCGATTTCAGCTTCAATAAGTGGAAAGCGGTTCTCAAAGCCTTTGCTACTGCTCATCTTGGCCCGTTTCTGTTCACCAAAATCTATGCCAAGCATTTGCCAGCAGGGTTTTTGGCAATATTTATGTATAGCTCTCATTTTAAACTTGTCCGTACACCACCTGCGCAAAGGCGATGGAACCCACTCTTTAAACCAACAATATTTATATAAATTATTATATCCCTGGATGCTTGGTTTTAAGACTGTAAGTGGATATTTATCTTTAAACATCTTAACATACTCGTAAGTTTCGGGCCAATCGGTGCCATGGTCGACAAAAACAGCTTCAAAAGATACATTATTGTCGAGGAAATACAGATATAATGCTACCGAATTGACACCGCCACCAAAGGATAAATAATTTTTCATAATTTAAGAACCAGCTTATAACATAAGATTATACGTCATGACATAAAACTTTTAATATTTCCGCAATTCCTTTTTGCACTGAAGTAATGCGGCGCATGACGTACACCCAGCTTTTTCTATGGTTTTAATAATAGCCCATATGCTGATTCTTGCGGGGTTTTCTGATGGTTCGACCGGCTTGGGGCCTGGGTGAACTCTATCCTGGAAGTCTTCACTGTTTCTTGCCGTATAACCCGGATCTCCACCGAGCTGTGGTCTATTTGCGGGTGGTTCCACCGGACTTTCTTCACTTTCCGCCATGGCGAGAATTTCTTTTTCACTTCTGGCATTCTCGGCGGCTGCTGCCTCGGCTTTTTCTGCTGCCTTTTTTTCAGCCTCTTTTTGTTGTGCTGTGTAAAGGTTTTTCCTGGCGAGCTTCACTTCTGCGGTGGTTCTCTCTATCTCTTGATTAACTTCGGCCAGGGTCCCTGCAGGTAGTTCTATTTCTGCCTGATCAGCGGTGAGTTTTTCGATAACCCCTTCTGTTTGTTTTATTGTGGTGGTTAGTTCGTTTAGGCTCTCTGTAGCAGCTTCAATCTGATCGTGCAGGCCCATAACGTCGCCCTTTGGCGGATACAACTCAAAAACATTATCGATTTTCTTTTGGTCGGAAAGACCAATAAAAGCGGAAAGATCAATAATTGTCGGCTTGCCTGCCACTGAAAAGTCAGATATAAACTTTTCTTTTGTGACCAGACCGCTTCCCGCCTGGAACTTTTGGGTAACCTTGCCTTTGCTATTCCGGATAAACCGGCGTTCGAATAGTGCTTCATCTCCAACGCCTACGCCGACAAACATCTTACTATTTGACGCAAAGGCGTCCATGATTGCTTGATTTGTTTTTCCGGCTCCTGGAATCCTGCCATTAACCGTGAGCGCTATCGTGTCCGATATGGCGCTTTTGCCCGATCCGTTAGGCCCTATAATGAGATTACGCTTTTTTAAGCGGTGGGTGAATTCTAACCCCTTAAACCCTACCACTGAAACTCTTGTTATCATGGCTACCCCCTTTTATACCGCCTGTTCGTTCAGTCTGTCCGTAACCCTTTTATAAATAGCGTTCATGTCTTCAATGGCCAGGGTTTTCCCTATTAATCCTAATTTTTTTGTAGCGGCGGCGTATTCGTCCGGAAACGAGTCCCTTGCTACCTCATAATTTTTTATAACCTTTTGCTCTTCGGATGATACTGCATTAGTCTTGTTTGTTTCTGGTTCGTCTTTTTTAGTCTCGGCAGGCTCTTGGTCTTCAGGATCGATCTCTTTTTCAATCCCTTCAAAGCCTTCCTCGTCAGATACTCTTTCCTGTCCTGATTGCGATTCGATTTGCTTTACATTGGGCGCAAAATCGTCACCATTGCCGGTAATCAGCGAGCCAACCTTGTCTTGAAGTTTGATATACTGAGTAGCATCCCATTTAATTATGTTTCCGGAGGTGGGACGCCAACAAAGAACAGAAAGAGTCCAGACGTTTGATTGTGCTTTTTGAAGGCCGGAAAGGTGTTTCAGGGCGTTTCTTTTTGCAAATGTCTGAGCGAAGTCAAGGGCTTTCTTTTCTCTGTTAAGGATCTGAGAAAACCACTTTAACGCTTCATCGTGAGAAGTGTTGATCCACAGCGTTATGCTTTCGTCGAACGGATATGCTGCCCATGTACCCTTTCCATCTGGGTTATCGCCTGTAGGAAGCAACCTGAACGCCTGGGGTGTGCTTTTAGCTTTGGCCAACAGGTCTATCATGCGATAAGATGGAGTATCAAAAATTGTGGACCAGTCCGACACCTGGGGAATACCCTTAGAAGAAAACCGAAAGGCTACAGCCCTTGCGTGTACTGCGAGTATTCGTCTGTTTGTCTCGTCCCGTTCTACATGGGGGTTTGGTTGCCATTGCCCCCCGACAAGAACCTCTTTAGGAAAGATTACACAAGCCCCAGCAGCTTCCGCCCAAACTTCATAACCCTGTGCGCTTATAACGAAAGGCCCGCCCTTTACGGGTTGAATCAATGTTCCTTCTTTGTGGGAAAGCGTCACTCGCTGTTTAAAGGCTCTAATTTCACCCTCGTTATCCTTTAAGGCAAAAGCCTCGTTTTCGCCCAAAAAAATGACGTCTTTCCCAACAATACCAGACAGAGCGTTATAATCCTCAGCCGGTATCAACTCCTTGATTTTCTCTAATGCTTGAATTCCCATTATTCCTCCTTTTTTATGTTTCTCCCATAAACTCTTTAGCTAATCTTAAAGCTTCCTTAAAGCTTTTTGTGCGTGTCTGTAAATAATAAATGACAAGTTTTACTCTGATTTCATCCATTGTGATTTCTCTCTTAATAGTTAGGCTACGAAGACCGTTTCACAGCGGTTTCGCCGACCTCACTCGGCGGCGGCCTCCGCAGCCTGCTTGTTAATGGCTACGGGAATTAAATTTGCAGCGTTTTTGTCAGGTTCCAGACTACTGCTACTTACCTACGCCCTGTAGTGGCTTTAATTCCCGCAGCCAAGATGGATATGCGCCCCCGCCAGGTCGCTCAGTTTCGCAAGCAATTATATTAACGGCGCATGCATTGCGCGCTGGCTGTGCCGTCCCTGCTATAGCTGCCCTCACTGAGGGGCGCACACTGTTCTTGTAGCCTCTTTACTTATTGCTTTTAGCTTTTAGCTGCTTCTTGGCGTTTAATAAGGCTATATCGTTCTTGCGAAAGCTGACGTTCTTCAGTTACCAACTCGCCAATAAGCTCTGCCATTTTCCCGCTTGCTCTTTTCCCATCAAAATAGTCCAAAGCTGCGTCCTTAAAAGCCGAAGTTTTTGCAATCTTTTTGTTAATTCTTTCAACCATGCTTTCATAGTCAGGTTCACATCTTTCAGGTAATCTTTCTGTAGATATAGAGTCTCTTCCATCTGAATCGTATAGCATTTTAATCTCCTTTAAAAATTAATGTTGGTTCGTAGCCTCCCGCTTTCCTTTCTTCACCCATCACGCTATCACGGCTTGAGCCTGTGAGGTCTGATGGATGGACTTTAAACCCTTTCGCCTTCCCGGGTTTTCACATTCCCGAAGGTGTGTCTGGCTGGGTTGGTGGTTGGGATTTTTAGTTTTCGTTATAAAATTTAGCGAGCTTTCCCCAATCATATCTATAACGTACAAGCCTTTGGCAACTCAGGGTCATATCAAGCGGTTTATTAAGCCTGTCGTACCTTTCTCTTATTTCCTGAAACTGGCCGGCTGTAAACCTTACACCGTTTTGGTCAACCACCTCTTTGGTGCTTTCATCTATTGCAAAATACATTTTAAACCTCCTTTTTGATTTAGGCTAATCCTTTTCGACTTTGGCTTATTATAGGCACAAACCAAAAACGGTGTCAAGAGTTATTTTGAATTATTATTCATTTTATTCCATTCCAGACAAGAATAATAGTTCTTGACATTAGCCAACCCTTATGGTACTTATTGATACCATTGATTTTAAATTACAGGAGGGCAACCTTTGAAAGTAAGAAATTATAGACACAAACTATTAAGCGCCATTAGGAAAAATGGCTGGAGAAACAAAGATTTAGTTAAGGGGACAGGCATAGAACATGCCCGCTTCAGCCGGATAATCACCGGCCTATACGACCCAACTCAAGAAGAACGGCAAAAAATAAGTAAATTTTTGAGGACGGCGCAGAAAGAGCTGTTCTAAGGAGCTATGTCCTGGAGTGGCTAAAACAGGAGGTAAAGCCATGAACCATGTAACGCAAGGGCGTAATTTAATTATGCTTGAAGCAGAGTCTGTTGGTGATTTGCTTTATATGGTAGAATTTTTAATTAAACAATGTCCGCCAAAAGGAAAAGAATTGTTTAAGCGTCTGCAAGCGCAACCTGGAAATGGATTTACAGTCTGGCAAGAACTAAAAGACAACACCAGGGAAATATTATATGGAGATTAAATCAATGACAGAATACAAACCAAAACTTTACGAACAAAGAATAAGCCCTGAGTTAAGCAGAGACTTATGGATTATGGGTATTAGTTTGTTTATAGGATTTGTACTCGGTTTTTTATTTTGCGCCATGTGGTTTTAGTTGTTGACTTTTTTAAAATGTTTTAGTAGTGGGGGAATATGAAACTAATGATGAAATGCGTAAAACTAATAAAACTTGCAAGACAGAGAAGCTCTCAGGAATCTTTTAACAGTAATGTTAAGAGCGGTATCGCAACCGATCATGTTCCTGAGAGCTTCTGTTTTTTGGAGGTGTCAAATCAAGTGGTTTAAACATATCTCAGATAGCCTTGATGATCCTTTTATATTTGACCTGATGGATAGGTTTGGAGCTGATGGATATTTAGTGTTTTTTGGGGTTTTAGAAATCTACAGTCGGGAGTTTAAAACAAAACACGATTGGAAGTTAAACGTAACACGATCATATCTCAGTCGAAAGTTAAACAAAAGACAATCCACACTCGTTATGAAGTGTTTGAAACACATTCAAAAGTCGGGCAAGTGGGAAATAACCTTTAATGACGAACAAGTTATTGTTTTTATTCCTAAATTCACGGAAATAATAGGGGAGTGGACGAGGCGTAAACTCCGTAGTCCCTCCGCAGACGCTCCGAAAATCCTCAAGACAGAAGAAGAAGCAGAAGAAGAAGCAGAAGAAGATATACCCCTTAAGGGAAAGGGGTATAAGCCCCCTCCCTGTCCACAAAAAAAAATAATTGGACTTTATCATAAAATATTACCGAGTCTTCCGCATATTGAATCATGGCCGGACGCTTCTGAAAATCACTTAAGGACACGCTGGCGAGAAGATCCTAAAAGGCAGATTATAGAAAATTGGGCGCTGGCGAGAAGATCCTAAAAGGCAGATTATAGAAAATTGGGAAAAGTTTTTTATATATGTTGGTAAGAGTAAATTTTTAATGGGTGACAACGACACCGGCTGGACGGCTGATCTATTCTGGTTGGTGCGCCCGACTAATTTTGCAAAAGTATTAAGCGGTAAATATAACGACAAAAAAGGTAATATTAGAAACCCATATGAGGATTTTATTAATGAGACAATCAAAGAATGATGTAGCTAAGTTCGCAACTTTTATGAAAGCTTTTGAGATTAATTGTAGTGTTCCAGAAATAACAAAAGATCAACTTAATCTTTATTTTACAGTTTTAAAACAATTTCCAATGGAAGAAGTTGCGAAAGCTTTTACAAAAGTTATGTATGATTGGATTTATAACAGGATGCCAGCGGTAGGCGTCTTTGTTAAAGCAATTGAGTCGCAACAACCAGCAATAGAAGCCTTGGCAGCAATACAAGCAACAGAGGTTTTATGTCAGATCCGGCAGCGGGGAGCTTCCTGGCAACCAAATTTTGACGATAAAATAACAACATGGCTAATGGAAAAAAGATTCCCATGGTCAGCTCTATGTAGTAATATGAAGGAATCTGAGGAAAAGTGGTTTGTTAAGGATTTTATAGAAGCTTATCGGGTTGTTAGTAATAATAAAACAGATTTATTAATTACAGACTCACCAGAAAAATTAACGCAAATAACCAACAATCTCTTTAAAGACACCGAAAAGGAAATAGGATGGACCCATACCAAAAAGGCATAGTTGTAGGAATTTTCCTCTGTCTGTTAATTATCCTGGTTACTTACGGATATTACATAATTTTCAAAAGAGATCAGAAGGCTAAACAAGAATGTTTATGTCCGCAAGATCATTATAATATATTTTATTGCAGATATTTTAAAGAGGGAATGTGTGAATATCCGCTGGAAGAAAAGGAGGGGTAATGAATATAAACTACATGCTGATTGTTATTTCTTTTGTTACGCTCGCTATATTTGGGCCTTTTGTTGGAGTTGAAGTAACTGAAAAGCGCATGATTAGAGAGCGAAAACATATAATTGAGGCTTTAATGGAGGCCCAGGATATTGAAAGGAACAGGCTGAAAAAAATAAACGAGGCTCATATGGAAGCTATTGAAAACTATAAAAAAGAAAAGGGGATGAATAATGGATAGGAGCTCTGAAGATATAATTAATGATTTTACAATGAGGGAAGGTGCAGCGTTAAAAAAAGAGGAAATGCTCAAACATCCTCTGCCCGTAAATCCCACAGGTATGCCCTCGGGAACCAAACAGATCCAGGTTAAAATATCAGAATTTTTAAATCAGGTTAATATTGCATTTTCAACGAAAATTGATTCTTTTACCATTTCACCGCACGCAGCTATCCAGATGGCCGCAAATATTGAAAAAATGGCTAAGAAAATTTTAACCGTTCCACCGAAAGGGATAACAAAACAATGAAAAGGCGTGAATGGGTATATGTTATGTCACCATCGGCTTACGAAATGTCCTGCGACTTATGCAATGGCGAGGTCGAGTGGTCTGAATTCCAGGGCCTTGTATGGTGTTGGCGCTGCTTAAAAGACACCAGGGGCAACCCTGGGGTGTTCGGCGGTCCAATCGGGATAGAGGCTTGTAGGTTGCTTGGAATAAGTTTTGACAGGATACACCTAAAAACAGGCAAAAGAATTAAATATAACTTTCACAAGACAGACCTAAATACAGGGGAAAGCATTAAATATAACTTAAAGGGGGTAGAATGATTACTGAAAGCGAGATAATGAGTTTATTGAATATTGGCAGGGGTATGGTTGTTCAAAAGTTTGACGATGCAGTTAGCGAAGTTATAACTGACATTTACGACCACAATTCGTCTGATAAAGTCAGGACAATTACGGTCCAGATGAAAATCGCCCCAACAAACGATTCGAGGAACATCGTCGGGATTGAAGTGGGAACCGACATTAAGAACCCGAAAAGCAAGCCTTTTGTCACAGCGGCAATGCTTGAAACGGATGAAAAAGGGAAGGTTGTTGCCAGGGAGCTGCAACCACAGCAAACCCCGCTTCCACTTAAACCAAAGGTTATCGATTTCGACAAACAATAACAACTAAAACAGGAGGAAAAGGCAATGGCATTAACACCAGAAACTATTGATAAAATTTTAGATATCAACAAGGCTGAAAGGTTTTCACTCGGAGAACAAGAATATTCAACAAAAAAGCTGTTTCCAATTTTACTACCACTTCCATATCAACCGGAAACGCTTTATATTAATACGCTGACCGGCCTTGCCGATTATGTTGAGGAAAAAATAGACAAAACCAAGGACCCGGTTTTTTGTATTCTCAATCACACAGTGGTTCAGCTTATAAGCCACCTGGACAACGACAAGCGGCGGGAAATTTATATAGAGGCAAGGATGGATTTAGCCGCGTTTAAGTTTGGAGTTCAATTTGACCCCGAAACTTTTATTATAAATTTACAATCTCAGTTTAAAGATATTCAACCTCTGGACGCAAAAGAAAGGATTTTAGACTTTTTAACAACCATCAATTCTTCAGAAATTAAAAAATACGTTGATGATGGAGTAAGCAAAACGCTTCATATTAAAGCCGGACTTACCTCTGGATCAGACGAAACGGCGCCGGTATCTGTTCCCGCGGGACCGCTTTTATTAAAACCATACCGAACTTTCAGAGAAGTCGATCAGCCGGAATCAAACTTTATATTCAGGATGCACAAAGGAAACGACGGAAAGCCCACAGCGGTGCTTTATGAAGCCGACGGCGAAGCCTGGACGCTGGCAGCAATTCAAAACATTAAAGAATGGCTGGAAAGAAATACAGCGGGCGTTCCGGTAATTGCCTAATGAAATATAAAATAATTTTACCCTATCCTCTCCCAACCTGGAACCGAATATTAACCATGACCAGGTGGGAGAGAAAGAGGTTGATCAAATGAAGTGGACCGAACAAGAATTAATAAAATTAAAAAACTATTATTTAAACACCCACAGCGATTTTTTTAATCTAAAAGAGCTATCTCTTCTTTTAGGTAGATCAAAGGGTGCCACATCACACAAGGCGACGCGCCTAAATATAACAAATCCGAAAAGAAAGGATAATATAAAAGAGAAGGGGCGCGCAGCAAAATCAATGAAAAAGAGGATTGCCAATGGTGAACAAATAAAGAGGTTTACCGGCAAACAACACACACCGGAAGCAAAAAAAAACATCAGCTTAAAAAAGAAACAAAATTGGAGAAACCCAAAATCTCTATATAATCAAGACAAATATAGGCAACAACTAAGTGATCGTTTCAGTGGACCTAAAAACCATAAACAAAATCCATATAGTAATGCAAGGGGCGGGAAAAGAAAAGACTTAAACAGTCAATATTTTCGTTCTGCATGGGAAGCCAATATTGCAAGATATTTGAACTTTCTATTAACAATAGACGAAATTAAATCCTGGGAATATGAGCCGGACACCTTCTGGTTTGAGAAAATAAAAAGAGGAGTAAGGTCATACACCCCTGATTTTAAAATAAATAATGAGTATTATATAGAGGTTAAGGGGTATATGGACGACAAAAGCAAAACAAAATTAAAAAGAATGGCTAAGTATTACCCAAACATTAAAATAGAAATATTAGATGAAAACCGCTATAAAAAAATAAACAAGGATTTTAAATACATTATCCCGTTTTGGGAACACGGAAAAAAGTCGAAGAAATCAGGGAAAAACAGACAAAAATCGCCTCTGGAAAGCCGGAGATTACAGTAATAACAATAGAAACGTAAAGGTGGGGTATGTCAATTTACGGAAACGAAAAAGATATTGTAGTCGGCCTTACAGAGAAAATTGACGACGAAAAATATAAATCAATTCTCTATACGGATGGGGAAAACGATTTTTGGGTATCAAGAAGATATCACACCCGCGAACACTTAAGAGACAATGACTACTCGGTGTTTATTAAACCATGGCTGGCCAAAAAAATAGGGATAATTTAATGACTGACGTTGAATTGTTAATACAAGAGTACAGGAAGTGCCATATTCCATATAAAGTCGTGGTGTATCTATGTGGATGCAAATATATTTACATTACAGATAAAGAAAATCGGATATTAGAGAATCACTCTTTCTGCCCGGATCATGAAGTAGGGAAAAAATATATGTTGTTGTGGTGTGATGCCTGTGGCGTTGCTTTAAGGGTAATTCCGCGAGCTGGATATCGTCAAAAATGGTGCGTTGCCTGCGCAAAGGACTATTTAAAGCAATACAACCAAAAGATGTGGCAGGAAAAACACGGCAAGAAAAACAAAAAGGTCCTCGTGCCGATAGCTCAAAGACTCCTCGCCTTAAAAAAAGAAAAAAGCATGGACAAATACAGGTACCGCATGTTTTTAAAAAGCCTGGGCCGGCTACTACCTGTGGTTGAAACACCGATATTGGATAAACTTATCCATGAAACCAGATCCGAAAAATAAACATAAAAAGAAAAAGCCGGTTGATTGGACGGGTTTTGCTTATCCAAAGCTGGCCGTTAAACTTTCTCCTTACGAATACTCTAAACTTAAACAAAGGGTTCACGCCCTGGACGGCTGGCACTGTGTTAATCCTAATTGCTCAGAGATCTATCGCAGATCGGAGCTACACTTCCATCACATCGTTCCCAGGGGAAGGCTCAGGCTGGATATATCAGAAAATGGTGTAACTTTATGCCCTGCGTGCCACAGACTTGTTGAAGATAAGATCTTATGCTTAAATTTCCCCGAAATAATAAAAAACAGAAAAAAGAGTTGACATTAGGTTTTTGCTATTTTAAATTTCCCTTTACGTTTCTTTTCATAATTACCCTCCATTGGGCGCGGGGCCGTCCACCTCGCGCCTAAACTTCAATAAGGGGCTATATGACACCAGAATTTATAACCCTTCATCATAGCCTAAGCACCGACGGAAAATCCTACAATACCTCTGCCATCAGAAAATGGCACACCGGCCTTCATCCAGATAGTCCATATCGTAACAAACCCATGCGAGATATCGGATACCACTTTATGATTGAATTGGTTAGGGACCGTTACGAGATCATTATCGGCAGATTGTGGAACGAAAACGGAGCCCACTGTAAACAGAATAATATGAATAGCCGCAGCCTGGGTATTTGTTTTATTGGTAATTATGACAATGATCCACTGCCAGTTGCAATGCTTGCCTGCGGTTTAAAGCTGGTTATGGCGTTAAGGCAGACATTCGAAATACCAGCGGCAAAGGTATTTGGACACACAGAGCTGGCACCCTGGAAGACCTGCCCTGGTAAACGATTTAACATTGAAGCCTTTAGGGGAAAATAATGTGTAAATTTTTAAGCAATTTATTTAATAAACCGCCCAGCGTGAGTCAACCAAACGTAGAGGTGGGCGACAGATATAAATACGCCCTGCTTGTTGGGATTAATAAGTACAGACCTGATCTTAATTGTGATTTACGCGGGTGCTGTAACGATGTGGAACACCTAAGAACCGTCTTAATTGAGCAGTTCAATTTCGATGCGGATAATATTCGAGTAGTTACAGACGAAAGAGCAACGCATAATAATATTATAGACCGGCTGATATGGTTGGTGGACCATGAGAACAGTGAGCTTGTGTTTCAATACTCGGGACACGGCTCACAGGTAAGGGATAGAGACGGAGACGAGCTAAACGACGGTTTAGACGAAATCTTATGTCCCCACGATATAAATTGGGATTTACCACTTACCGATGATTATTTATCCGAAATATTCAAGGAAATTCCTCAAAATTCATCCCTTACTTGCATAATTGATGCTTGCCATTCCGGAAGCATGACCCGGGACATCAACAATCCAACAAAGCAACAGCCAAGATTTTTAGCACCCCCCAGGGACATACAGATGCGGAGCGCCGGGAGAGAACTACAAAACAGGAAAATAGGAACCAGAGCGATAGAACTAAACCATGTTTTGCTATCCGGCTGTAGGGATAATCAAACATCAGCAGACGCTTATATAAACGACACCTGGCAGGGCGCATTTACACACAACCTCATTAAACATATTCACCCGGCAAAATCATGGAACGATATTTATTCAGATGTTTTACTCGATGTTGAAGCGGGTGGATTTACGCAAATTCCTCAATTCAACGGAAAAGCTATTAATGAAAGGCTGATCTTTGGAGGCATATAACATTAAAGGAGGTTGTGATGGCAAAAGGAGTACCCAAGAGAGACGGATCGGGTAAGGGCAAGAGGGCCAATAAAGGCAGGGGCGGCTGTAAAACCCCACAAAAAGGAGGCAAAGGCAGAAAATGAGAAAATCTCTATTTATAATAATTGCAATAGTTTTTTTATTTACAGGCTGTACGGGCATGAACGCATTTCTGGAATCAGAATCAGGGCAAGCCGTCATAGACCATGGTGGAATCATTGCCGGGGTGATGGTGGGCTCCAACAACCTGGATAAGATCGACGAAGTGGTTGAGATTTGCGATGCTTATCTGAAAGCAGACAATGAAACCGTAAGTCAAGCTGCATTAGAGTACGCTGCAACGTATATCTTTAAAAATTACGGGCAGACTACGCAAAACATGGTACTCATGGCAGAAGTTCAAAAGCTGGTAGGTGTCTTTCTCAAAACTGACGGAACGCTTGGCTTTCTTGACAATTATAATTCGGTATTATTGGGTAAGTTCGTCTTTTCTTTCCGTAACGGTATAGCTATGGCAACACCGAGACAGACTAAATTTATTCGGAGATAGGCTATCATCCCCATGTTACTTAGGTTTCGTTTCATGGGCTATATGTGGTGGACGGGGCTAAGAGGCAAAGCGCCACTTACCTTGACGGTAGCGCAGCCGTTTTAATCCATCACATATCATTTTAACCGAAGGGTTTACGTTAACCAATAAAACAGGAGAAAAATAAAATGACAGGATGGAAAACAAAACTTGGTTCAGGAGGTGTTCTTTGTACCGGCGTTGCAATGATAATTGCAGGATTTGTCGGTGAGCCCGTTAATCCAGACAAGATGTATCAGGGCGCTATGGTTTGTTTTAGCGCTCTTACAGCTCTTGGAATCGGTCACAAGGTCGAAAAGGCCGCTAAGAAATAATGTTAGGTATCAAGTACGAAGGTCCCGAGGTCCCCTTACACGCGATTGAAGCTTTTTGGCGAGCAACTAAAGAGGAAATAGATCGTTGTGCAGGGGGCTGAGGTCCTGGAAAAGTAGGGGACTGGATTGTCCCTGACACAGTATGGGGCGGATTAAGCATTAAGCGGGCCTGACGGATCCATGACTTTGAAGTGGACGCGGGCGTCCCTAAAGTAATCACAGATACAAAATTTCACGGAAATATGATAATAATCATTTACAGTTGTACCAGGTGGCAGTGGTTAAAAAGTCTCAGGATCTCACAGGCCGATTTTTATCATTTCATGGTTCATCGTTTCGGAGATTATAACCGGGCCTTGGATATAAGCTGTAGAGAAATTAATTTTATGTAATCAAACAGTCAGGGAGGGGCATTTGAAGAAAAAGCGCGGAGTACTCGCAAGGCTGAGAAAGAAAATAGGGATCAGGGAGAGAAAACCGAAACCGAAACCGCCAGTAAAACCGCAAACAAGTTATCCTGCAGGTGGATATTCGGATCCGGAACCAAGGCGAAAACGGATGCAGAAGATCTTTGACTTTGGGTTGAGACGGAAGAAAAATGACTAAATGAGAACCATATATAATCCAAACGAAATAATCATCAAGGGTAATATAGCTGAACTCGTCCTGTATGATACTAAAGGCAAAGAACGAGCCCGAGCGATAATTGATGCCGAAGACACTGAGAAAGTTAAAGGCTTTAAGTGGTGTCTTTGTTCGAGAAAGGGGAAGATCGATTGCGTACAAACAAAAAGGGACAGGAGTCACGAGACGATATCAAACGTAATAATGGGGTTTAAATCCAGCAAGGAGAGAATGATAGACCATAAAGACAGAAATCCTTTAAATAACAGAAAGTCTAACCTCAGGGTTTGTATAAGGGCGGAAAATAATAGGAATACCGGTCTTAGTAAAAATAACACATCGGGATTTAAGGGCGTATTTTGGCTTAAGGATATAAAACAATGGATGGTGAGAATAACTGCAAACAAAAAACCCATTTATCTCGGTTGTTTTAAAGACAGGACTGAAGCGGCTATTGTCTATAATAAAGCAGCCCTAAAGTATCATGGAGAGTTTGCCAGCTTGAACCAAATATAAGAAGAAATAATTATGGTTAAAAAAAAGAAAAAAGCAAAGCTTTCCCCCATGCAGGACAAGTTTATTCATAACCTTATCAAAGGTATGACTCAGGAAAAGGCTTATATTAAAGCTGGTTACGCGCCAAAAGCCGCAAGAAAAAATGCTTCCCGGCTGATGACAAATGATAACATTGTCAAGGAATTAGCAATCAGGAAGGCCCGCGCTACGAAATTAGCAGATGTTAACGCAGCCAATATCATAAAAGGCATTGCTCAGATCGCGTTCTTTGATATTAGGAAGATCTATAACAGGGACGGTACTCTTAAGAAACTTCATGAGATTGACAAGAATACAGCAGCAGCGCTCGTCGGTGTTGATGTTCAAGAAAGCATTATCTATGGCCAGTTCACTAAAAAGATTAAAATGTCTGATAAGCTTAAGGCTCTTGAATATCTGGCAAAGTTTGAGGGGTTGTTCGAAAAGGATAATAAGCAGAAGGGTGAAGGGTTTGCAGAGACTTTCAGCAACCTTCTTGATGAAATTGACGGCAAAACAGCTCGGATAAACCAAAAATGAAGCCCTTAATAATAGGAATGAGCAAAGAAGACTTTGGGGAAAACGCTCCTGATCATACACTGGACGGAACGCCGATTATATATGATCCTGTAAACTATGGGGTAGTAATAATAGCCCAAAAAAAGAATAAGTTTCGCAATGCTGAACGCGGAAAGACAGCCAGGGTAAACCAGAATGAATGAAGATAATCTCATACCGTATAACGACACACTGGTCTTAAACCAGAGACGAGGCCCTCGGAAATGGCAATTTTTCGCAATTCCCCAAAAAATGGCAGTCTCAGAAAGGCCTATAATCATTAGGGAAAATGATGGGTGCCCCACGGGCGAGAGACTTGAAAGTTTAAATGGTTGTTACGGTGGAATGAGCGATGTTATATGGGATACATATAAAAACGTATTTCCTCGTGAGTATCAAGCACTATTAAACGATCCGTCGATAGAGCTGATTTTCATTAAAGGTGGGGTACTCTTTAAGAGAACCGAACGAAATGAAAAAAGAAACAAAAGAACTTAAACAGTTTAAGAATAACATGGCCAACCAAAAGTGGCGGCTCAACAATCTGTATTGGATCGTCAACGAAAAGGGCGAGAAGGTTAAGTTCCGTCCGAATATGGTCCAGCAGATTCTATACAAGTTCTTATGGTTCCTTTCCATCATCCTGAAATCAAGACAGCATGGCGTCACAACCTTCTTTTGTATCCTCTTTCTTGACATCTGCCTATTCAACTCCAACATGAGGGCCGGTATAATCGCTCATAACAGGGAAGATGCCGAGGCTTTCTTTAAAGATAAAGTTAAGTTTGCCTATGATAACCTCCCAAAAGAGATAAAAGACGTCATTACGGCGAAAACCGACTCCGCCAGAGAGCTTCTATTCAACAATAACTCTGCCATTAGGGTAGGTACAAGCCTTAGATCAGGCACTTTACAGTATTTACATATCTCTGAGTTCGGAAAGCTATGTAAGAAGTTTCCGGATAAAGCAAAAGAGATCGTCACCGGTGCATTAAACACTGTTCACGCCGGGCAGTTTATAGCCATTGAATCAACCGCAGAAGGTAACGAAGGATATTTCTTTGATTATTGCCAGGCTGCGAAGAAGAAGAAAGAAGGCAAGGTTAAATTAACCATGCTCGACTTCAAGTTCTTTTTCTTCCCATGGTGGCAAGATCCCCGTAATACCCTGGACGCTCAGGTTGTTATCCCGAAACCTCTTGAGGCTTATTTTAAATCCCTTAAAGATAAACATAGTATCGCCCTGGATGGAAAGCAGCAAGCATGGTACTCGAAGAAGTGGGAAACCCAGGGCGACGAAATGAAGCGAGAGCATCCCTCGACACCCGAGGAAGCTTTCGAGGCCAGGATTGAAGGTGCATACTTTACAAGTCAATTCCAGAGGATCTATAAAGAGAAACGAATTACCATCTTTCCGACCGAAGAAGGATATCCGATTGATACCTGGTGGGACCTGGGGTTAAGAGCCAGCGATACAACGGCTATATGGTTTTCGCAAACAATCGGCAATATGATACACCTTATTGATTTCTATGAGAATTACAACGAAGGCCTACCCTTCTATAAGGATATTTTAAGAGACACCGGCTATAAGTTCGGGAAACATACCGGACCGCACGATATTAACAACACAGAATGGGGAACAGGCAAGACTCGCGTTGAAAGAGCTTTGGAATTGGGGATAGATTTCGAAGTGGCTCCAAAGTTGAGAAAGGATATTCAAGACGATGCGGACCAGATATCCGCTGCCAGGTCTATCCTGCCTCACTGTATCTTCCATGAGAAGAACTGCGCAGCCGGAATTAAGGCTTTAGAGAACTATCGCAGAGAATGGGACGATAAGCGCGGCACATATCGAGACAAACCTTATCACAATTGGGCCAGTAACCCGGCTGATGCGTTTATAACCATGGCAGTAGCACATGAGTTTGCAAATACTGCGGCAGACTTTTCACCTAAAAGAAAAAGAGCAGCATAATGATTGAAATAGCAACATTAAATACATGGGTCCAAGAAGCTCAATGGGCGGCAAGGGATTGGAGAGCGCAAGCATGGCGTTGTTCAGAAATGTATGATGGTGGTAAGGCTCAATGGACGCAAGAGGATTATGACGCTGCCATTGATGCTGGGATCGATCCTGTCACCATTAATAGAACATTTCCTGCGGTCAATCTATTGTTGGGATATGAAGCTATCAATAAATATGATATCACGGCGAAGGCCAGGACGATCAAAGATTCCGAAGTATCTCAGATAATGACCGAGAGCATTAAGTTTATAATGGATCAATGCAGCGGCACATATCTTATATCCCAGGCCTTTAAAGATCAGATTATACCTGGCTTTGGCTGTCTGTCTCCAACTCTTAACCGTGATCCTCGCAAGGAAAAGATTACCCTTAAGTACCGTGATTGGAAAGAAATGTGGGGAGATCCTTTTTCTCCGCCATGGTGGAGCCCTGATTCCACAAAATATGTCTTTCAACAGCGTTGGGTTGACCTTTCCTCTGTTAAGGCGATGTTTAAAGAGAAGTCACAAGCGCTTCAAGCCAAGTTTGACGAGCTATCAGGCGCACAGTCAGACACATACAGCTCTTTTTTTGATGATGAAGCAAGCTATATCGAAGAAAACAGGCGACAAATGGCCGGATCCGGTTGGGTTGAGGCAGAGAGGAAAAGGGTAAGGCCTGTAGAAATGTGGTATCCTATGGACGAAACGCGGACGTTTGCATCCTTCTTGGACGGTACCGTGATCGAGTTGGATGAATTAGATCTGAACGAACAATTCCAAATCGTTCAACAGGCGCAACAGGTCGTTATGGCAACAGTTAAGAAAATGTATGTCTGTACCTTCATTGATGATTTAATATTAATGCAACAGCGCTCACCGTTCCCGCATGATGAATATCCGTTTATTCCCTTCCTTGGATATATTGACAGGTTTAATACTCCATACGGAGTGCCAAAACAAATAATGGGCCAGGATGAAGAAGTTAATAAAAGACGGTCCATGGCGCTTGCTTTCCTAAAATCCAGGAGAGTAACGGTAGAGGAAGGTGTTGCAAAGGATAAAGACGGCCTGCAGCGAGTTTATGAAGAAGCAAACAAGTTAGACGGCTTTGTTGTTGTTAAAAAAGGAATGATAGATAAAATAAAGATTCACGAACAAGCTGAACTTGCACCCTCACAGACCGCAATCTTACAGCAGGATGAACGAGAGATCCAGGAAATGTCCGGGGCCAACAGTGAAAGCTCTGGATTTAAAACGCCTGCACTTTCCGGTATAGCCCTTGAAAAGAAAATTACCCAGGGCGCAACCACAACAGCTACTTTATTTGATAATAAGCGCAGATCCTTACACATGATTGGTGAGCAGGTAGTGGCCAATGTTCAAGGATTTTGGTCTGCTCCAAAGGTGTTGAGGATAACCGATAGATTAAGTGGCGCTGAAAGATTTGTTCAGCTTAATCAAAAGGTTATTGGCGAGAATAAACAGATTACAATTCGGAATGATATCACTCAGGGCAAGTATGATACGGTCATATCAGATCAACCACAGAGCGATACTGTCCGTGAACAAAACATGAACTTGATTATTGAGTGGGTCAAGAAATCTCCCCCGGAAATCATCCCTCAATTGATGTCCATGGCGTTCGAAATGTCTAATATTCCAAACAAAGATATGCTACTTGCTAAGATTAAACCATTGTTAGGTGAGAAGTATGAGGATGAAGACTTGACGCCAGAAGAAATTAAGGATAGAAATCAGAAACAAATGGAGGCGGCTCAAAAGAAACAACAGGAAGCCGAGCAACTTCAGAAGGCTGGTATCCACCTGGAACTGAACCAAAAACAACTTGAAAATATTGAGCTTAAGGCCAAAATACAGAAAATATTAATAGATGCCAAAATAGATATGGAAGAAGCGAAGCTCAAAGGTGATCAATTCAGGGTGGATGCAATCGCGAAAGGCTTTGAAATGACACAGAAAGCATTAGAGCACATATCTAAACCCCAGGGGGCTATTCAATGAGCTGGACCAAATTGATAGACTTTGCAGTGGGCTTTTTGTTTGCATTGATACTGTTTGGTATCGCGCAGCTTGTATTTAGGGGAGGAATTTAATGAGACAATTAACAGCGGCAGAAGATGTGGCTTTTGAGAAACAGGCCGACAAGGAAATGCGCAGTCAAAGAATATTTCCAAACGGCAGGGATTTCAGGTGCTTTTCTGAAAGATTCAGATCTGACAATACAGGATCTTTCCGGGATAAGTACGATGATACCTTCCCGGCCTCGCCCGGATCCCCTGAATGGTTTGATCAGAGGTTTGGGAAAAAGAATGGTTAGTAAATTTATTAAATACACACTATTCATCATTGTCTTTTGCGGGTCTGCATACGTTCTTATGTATATTGCAGACATGCCGACCTTCTATAAGGCAGATGCGTGGTATAATCCAATCCACAAGGAATACCACATAGTTATTCCAAAATGAGGTTAGATAATGGAACCAGAGAATAAGATCATAGGCAGCGGTAAGCAGGAATCGTTAAAGATCAAAGAGGCCGACAATGTACCTTTGAACGCTAAACTGCGAATAAAGGAGCTTCTAAGCCTTCCCTTAAAGGAAAAGCAGGCTTTCGTTCCTCCGGTTGGATTACAACTTACCATCGGCCCGTTCGTCTATGAAGTTTCAGTTACGAACGTTTCACGGTTGAGATTCACGGCTACCCTGGTTGATGTGAACATTAAAAAGAAAGAGGAAGAAAAGAAACCTGATATCAAGGTTGTAAGTAAATGAATAGACGAATCTTTCTTAAAAAACTTGGAGTTTTAGCCGGGCTCGCCCTGGTCGCTCCAAAGGCGTTGCTTGCAGCTCCTAAGCCTGTTATTGCCGGAGGTGTAATCACAGGTCCCGGGAAGGTCAGGTTCAACAATAAAGATTATGGAGTCGTAGCGGTTAATAACAAGCTCGCAGCGAAAGTCTGGTCTAAATCTTTTTATAAAGAAGCGAAGTCCAATTCATACTTTGACGCAATTATGGGAAAAGATAAAAAGCACCTAATTCGGGTAATATAATGACTGAAGAAACAAAAACAATCGTTAAGATATTAAAAAGAATAGCCTTACACCTTGTGAAGCTGCTTGAAAAGTTTGAAAAAGGGGAGAAAGTTTGAGTACATTAAATGTCTTTATTGGTAATATAGGCAGCGGTAAATCAGTACTGGCAAACAGATTCGCCAAAGATGGAGACGTTATAGTCAATATGGATTCGATTCAACAAATGGTCGGGGGTGGCGAATATGGGCTATATGATTATAAAAAGAAGGAGATTTACCAAAATATAGAAGCGACGGCCATTTTAACGGCGCTAAGGACCGGGAATGATGTTGTCGTTGATCGTACCAATATGGATAAAGCAAGGCGAGCCAGGTATGTTGAGTATGGCAACCGATTCGGTTGTAAGATTATAGCTTATGATTGGGGACCAGGCTATCCAGAGTGCTTAGAACGCAGACAGGATGATTCTAACGGGATCCCCGCAGCAACCTGGGAGACTGTATTCCATACTATGTCTAACAACTATGAAAAGCCGTCTCTTGATGAAGGTTTTGACGTAATCTACACAGGACCAGAAAGATATAAGTTTTACGCGTTTGACTTTGACGGTACCATTGTTGAAAACGACTTTCCTACGATTGGGCCGGTTATCCCGGAAACGGTGAATAAGATCAAGCTCTTATGGCAAAACCAGGAAAACATTATTATAATATGGACCTGTAGAAGCGGGAACTTCGAGAACGAAGCCAGGGCTTTTTTACTAAAGAATAAAATTCCGTTTAACTATATAAACGAAAACCCGCTGTTTGATGTTGGCGGAAGGAAGATATTTGCACACAAATACTTTGACGATAGGAACTCATGACTTAAAAATAAACACATAACACCTGTAACCTCGAACCTTATTAACATGGATCGCATTAGGTTGAGCACTACGGGCCAAGCCGAAAACGCATAAAGCCTCCTCGGATAAAATTCTAACGATTTTTATTTGATGGGGCTTTTTTATTTTGCATCGTTGGCCGTAACGAAAAACGGTCTGAAGTATATAATTCGTTGACCTGTCCATCGATAACGGCAGGGGTCACTCGTCCAATGACCTAAACAGGAGGATGTAATGGCAGACGCAGAAGCAGCAGTAATCGTAAAAGAGGCAGAGGCAAGTCCGACAAACATAACCGATTTACCAACAGATCAAGGTAAGCCGATTAAGTTTGACTCACTTTTCGACAATGAATCAGTGTCCGAGTCTGAACTTAAGGGAGAGGAACCGTCACCGGAGGAAAAACCGGCCAGCTCCAAGTCGATAGACGACAAAGCCAAACCCAAAGAGGAAGGCGCAGAAGCAAAAAAACCTGACGAAGCAAAGCCAGGTGAAGCCGGAGAGGTTAAGGCCCCTGTAATAGAAGGGGAAGCAAAACCGATTGAAGGCGAAGGCAAGCCCGCAGAGGAAGAGGAACCGCCCGACTATTCCAAACCTCCGCCAAAAGGCTTTGTCGCATTACCTGCGCTTCAAAAGGAGCGACGGACAGTTTTAGAGCTGAAAGGTGAAATCGAGACACTTCAGGCACTAATTGAAGAAGGCACAGGGGAACTCAAGCCTGAAGGTGATGAAATTGAGAAAGAGGACCTAAAAGATTTGTCTGATGATGAATTTGAGGAACTTTTAGAGGAAGATCCTGACGCTGCAACACTCTATGAGCGAAAGCTCAGGCAACAGGAAGGCAAGGACCGTGCTGATAAAACAACGAAAGACAATCGAACCAAGGCAGAACAAGCCGAGATTGGAAATATTAATAAAGTTGTTGCTGAAATTGAAACAGCCGTTCCGGGAATATATGATGAAGGCAAAGAGGTTATGAATAATCTTGTAGAGTATGCAGAGGAAAGTGGTTTTAACGCTGCATATCTCAATGCCATGACCAACCCTGCCACGAAATTTATACTCCCAGGAAGCAAAAAAGCCTTTCTTATGGGTGAAGGTGCAGCTTCTCTTGTGACATTTATCAACAAGTCTATGGTCGCGAAGAATGAAAGTGCTACTCTGCGAGCCACAATAAGGAAAGAAGTTGAGGCAGAGGTAAAAGAAGAAAACAAGGAGTTCTTACAGAAATTTCAAGAAACCGCACGCGGTGATGGCCGCTTTATAGGCAATATACCGGGAGAAGGTGGGGAAATTGACGACAAGACAAACCTTTCGGAAGGGGATTTCCACAAAATGTCTCCCGATGCGGAACGTAAAGCTTTAGGCGGATAGCTGCGGCGTAAAGGAGAAATATTATGGCTGCAACAGAATTTGCATTAAATGATCCTTTGGCAGTTCAGCGCTGGTCAACCAGCCTTGCCAAAGAAGCGGAAGTAAAGCAATATTTCCGCAAGTTTATGGGTACGGGCGACGATGCCCTTATTAAAGTCAAAACTGAGCTCAATAAGCAGGCTGGTGAGAAAATCATCTTTGCCCTGCGTATGAAACTCGGCGGAGACGGTGCTGAGGATGATGATCAAATTGAAGGAACGAGCGCAGAGGAAGCGCTGGAATTCTTTAATGATTTTGTTTTCATCAGCCAAAGACGTAAAGGCACGAAATCAAAGGGCAAAATGTCAGAGCAGAGAGTGCCCTACAATATGCGGCTTGAAGGCCGTAACGCTCTTTCTACATGGTGGGCAGAAGATTACGACCAACAGCTTATGATGTACCTGGCTGGGGCTCGTGGTGTTGATACTTCCTTCCATGTTGGGCTTTCATGGGCAGGGCGAGCAAACAACAGTTTAAGAGCCCCGGACGCAGCACATCAGATTTATGGCGGCGCTGCTACCGGTAAGGGCGATCTTGATTCGGCTGATGGCCTGGCTTTGGGAATTGTTGAAAAGCTGGTCGCAAAAGCTGAAACTCTCGATCCAATGATCCAGCCTTTCCGCGTACAGGGAGAGAATAAGTTTGTCTTCCTTATGCACACCTTCCAGGCTTACTCACTAAGAACGTCAACCTCTGAGAATGATTGGGTTGATATTCAGAAGAACGCAGGCCTGCGCGGTGACGGAAATCACCTGTATCATAACGCTTTGGGCGAATACGCCGACGTTATCCTGCATAAACACCGAAATGTAATTCGTTTTGATGATTATGGTTCAGGTAGCGACGTTGATGCTGCAAGAGCGCTTTTCTTAGGCGCACAGGCGGCTGTAATCGCATGGGGCGGAGGCGGAGCCTTTGGCCGTTACTCCTGGAATGAGGAAACAGACGACCGTGGTAACGCTCTTGTCATTACCGCAGGGGCTATGTTCGGTTGTTCCAAGGCCAGGTTTAACAGCTTGGATTTCGGTGTAATAGCAGTTGATACTTATATCGCAGATCCGAACGCATAGACCATAAAAACCTCAATTCCCCGGAATAGAGGACCGGGGATTAACCTTGAAAACCATATAAGGAGAAATTATCATGGCTATAGTTTATCAGTCTGATGCGGTTGTAGCAGGAATTATGCCCGATCATTCGTTAGCGGGTGTGGTCCTGTGCCGCACAATAGAATTTACACCAGGCACAGAATTGGCGATAGCCGATAGTGTGCAGATGTGCCCTGTTTTCGATAATATGAAGATTCTTGGTATTGACTTGTCATATCAAGCTTTTGGCGCTTCCAGGACTCTTAATATCGGTGACGGCGGCAATGCTGATCGATTCTTTGCAGCTTTGGACGTTGCGGCTGCAGCGGCAAAAACAATGCTCGCAGATGGCGATCATGTTGAAGGTTTTAATTACGAGTATACTGGCGAGGACACGATTGACATTGTGCTTGCGGGCGGGGTGTGGCCGATTACCGTTACACTCAAAATGAACGTGTATTACAAAATGACCGGCGTTATTGGTGACGAAGGTTAAGTATTTGTTTTTATAATATTCTAACCGGGGCGGGTATTCCGCCCCGTTATCAAACAAGGAGGAACGCGCAATGAAAATACTATATGTCGGCAAGAAAGCTCCGATAACATTTAAAATGGGTTATTTGAGCAAACACTATCTATTTAAAAACAATAAAGATCCGATTCATGTTAAAACCGGTGACGCCAAAAAGATGCTTGCGGAAAATCCTAACATGCTGAAAGTCCTCGGTGATCAGGGTGGGTTTGTTTTTGTTGAAGAAGAAAAAGAAGTACCAGATTTGAAACCAATCGATAATGATAAAAAATCCGATCCGGATCTTGGTCCTGATGCAATCACCAGGGAAACCCTTGACGAACTGACAAAGGCCGAAATCGGTGAAATGGTCCTTGAAAAGTTTGGGATTGAACTTAATGTGACCAAAAACAAAGAAGCTGTTATTTCCGACACCCTTGTAATCGCAGCAGCAGCTTAAAAGGATCCTGCCATGGATGCTATTGAAATTGAACGGTTAATACGCAGAGATATAAGGGAAATCGGAGCCGTCAGGGTTGGCTCCGACGATTTTACGCGAGTAATAGCTGATGCCGTTAACCTCCTCGGCTTGAAGCTTGTCGGAGCTAACCCCACCTATTTCAATGTCCGAAAATCCCTTTCATCCCTCACTAATATCTTTATCCTACCTTCAAGTATATATGAATTCTCAGATGTTAAAGATATGGGTGACAATGCTTTGGTTGTGAGTGGTGCGGTTGATGATGGTTCGGGCGGGATAAAGATTACTCTTAATTCTGTTCATCCCTGGGAAACTGGCCACATTGTCACACATCACGACATTGGCGGGACGGTCGAAGCTAACGACACCTTTGCAATCACTGTTATTGATACCCTGAACTATACGCTTGACGGCTCGGTGTTTGAAAACACCTATACTTCAGGAGGAAAAGCTTTCAGGGAAACAGCGAATTTCTCAAAAATAGTCCGTAAACCGCTGGGAGAATCAAGCAATTATGATTTTGATACATATTATACCAGGGTTAGAAACCTTGTTATAGACGATGTTACCTTTGAAAATGATATCATAATCGAATATATCACGTTGCCCATCGCAATTACAGATATTCCAGATCGATTTCATTACGGAATTGTGTCTTACGGTGTGATCGGCCTCATTAAACTACCCAAATTCGGCACTCAGCACTATCCTGATAAGTACCTGGTGAACAAAAATCACAAAGCCTTATGGGCCAACTGTATTGAGTCTGCGGGGGATTTCAGGTCAAGTGCTGAATCAAACAATTTAAGCGATGTGAAAAGGATTAAAACGCGGATCTAATGCCACTGGAACACCTAACATATACGCCAGATTGCCGTAAGTTTAAGGTTACTCAGGACGGCCAGGACACAGGCCAGAGGGTGCTTAAAACCTTTATGGGCCGGAAAAACGTTGATCTTGGTGATGGTGTTTTCGCTCCCTATGTATGGGATGAACCAAGTCAGTCTATCCGTTACGGAGAGCTGTCTTGTGAGTTTTATTCAGCAGGCTATCAGATCATTCGGGAGTTTGGTTCTATTGAGACTCTTATAGATGATCAAAGGTTTGAGGTCCAGTATTGGGATGCTCCACAATGGCGCACACTTGATTTGTGGCAGATAGGGTTGACGGTAGACCAGCAAGACGAGCATTGCGTAATTACCCGTAATCTTTCTGATGGCGACGGCAACACTCTTGACGTTGAGTTTCTTTTCAGACCGTTCGAGAAAGTCAAAAATACTTTCCGCCTTCATGTGGTTAACGCGAATCTCTATCGGATCAGGTTTCAAAATTCAGGTATTGCCGGTGATATGGTTGAAGTTCCGACCACAACTTTAAGCGGCGACAATCTTGGGATTTATAAGCTGCTTTTTGATAATATTAAGTTTCAATGGGACTCTGACGAAATAGATATACATTCGAACTACACCGTTGAGGATCAGGCAGGCGGCAAGAAGCTTGATATTTTTATAGGTGCTTTTAGTCTTTCGGATAATGACGATATAGTTGTAAGCCCTGATACTTGGGGACCAACTACTGTAACGGATGCTGACGACGGTTTCGAACAAGATGATACTACCTGGTACGATGATAACGTCGGCTATATTGTTTGTGGTGATTTCGAAGACTCTGTGCTTGACTCCGGTCTTATGTGGACAGTTACCGACACTGATTTGCCGGGAGCAACAATAAACACCGGAACAAAGATAAATATCGATGTAACCGGAGTTGATGGCTCTGGTTGCGACGCTATTCTTAAGTTGATTGATAACAGATCTCCCGGAACGTGGGGCTCAAGCAACAGACCTTCTCAGTTAACGAAACATACTTCTGTGACGGTAGATTGGGATGAAGGAAGCACTGGAAGCCAAGACAGTCCAGAGTTAAATTTGTTTATTCAGCAAAGAATTGATGGCGATGATGGTGCAGATCCTTTTGAAAGTGGCGACAAGTTGGCATTTGTTTGGGAAGATGTTAACAGCGCATATAATCAAAGGATTTGGTGGCTTGAAGGTGATGCAGATCTTACTATTGTTTTTACGCCTGCCTCTGGCACGACGAAAGTTACTTCCGACCTCGAACTTGTATATGACGGTTATTCCAGGATAACGTCGGATTCAGAATCGCTTTTTGATGTTTACAATAAGCTTGCTTCCGATGTCGAGTTGGTCTTTGACGTTTATAATAAAATAACATCAGACGTTGAGCTTGTTTATGATCAGTCCGGGAGGACAACCTCTGACTCAGAGTCAGTGTTTGACATATTTAACAAGATAAATTCCGACATTGAGACGGTTTATGATGTGCGCAACAAGATATCTTCCGATGCTGAAGCGGTCTTTGATATATTTAACAAGGTATCCTCTGATTTAGAGCTTGTCTATGATACTTGGGGCTGGGTTATATCTGACATTGAAGCGGTCTTTGATATATTTAGCGTGGCAAGATCTGATGTTGAGATGGTATTTGATATTATCAACACAGTCAGGGCAGACTCGATTATCGTTTATGATCAGCGCGAGAGTGTATCAAGCGATATGGAGGCGGTTTATGACCAGGCCGGGCAAGTCTCGTCCGACTCAGAGCTCGTATATGACGTTAAAAATATTATTTCCTCTGATATTGAGGGAGTTTTTGACGTTTTAAATTCAATTTATGCTGATATTACCCTTAAATATGATCAATTCGAAAAGATATCAAGCGATATTGAGGCCGTTTTTGATGTAGTGGGCAAGGTAACGTCGGACTCAGAGCTTGTTTATGACATGATCGGCAGAATCGATTCGTCCATTGAGTTTGTTTTCGACGTTCTAAATAAGATAAATGCCGACTCTGTTCTTAAATATGACGTTTATCATAGGATTCTAAGTGACCTGGAACTTGTTTATGATCAATTCGAAAAGATGGATTCGGATCTTGAAGCTGTTTACGATATATACAACAAAGTTAATTCGGATCTGGAAGCGCTATTCGATGTTCTTAATAAAATGAATTCTGACTCGGAGCATGTTTTTGACATTAATATAAAGACTCTAAGCGACCTGGAACTCGTCTTTGATATAGAATCAACCAAAGCTCTTTCGGACGCCAATATTGTTTATGATGTCTTTTCGGATGCTGGGGCTGGAAAGGGCTTAAATAGATTAGGCTTATCAACGAGGTTGGACTAATGATAAAAATTGACAGATACGATCCACAAACAGGCAAGGGGTTCTATCAAATAAGCAATGGTAGAAAGATAGCCTTCAGATATAAAGACTTTAAAGATGAAAAGGCGGTATGGCCGGGATCTTTTGCAAAGCTGAAAAATGGCAAGATTGTTAAAACGATTTTATTTCCGGGAATACGATGGAAGCTTAGAAGGGCGCTTTACCATATTAAAAATTACTTTCATAAAGGAGATTAACCATGGCTATTGTAGCGGGCGACTTAGATAAATTTTTGACAGGTGCCGGGTCTGACGGCGGCGTACAGGCTGACCCTGACGCTTCCCTTGGGAGCTATAGATCATCTTCAGAGATTGTTGATGATACAGATGAAAACCTGTTTGACGATGTTGAAGGGGCCGAATCAGAACCGGGAGATACCGAGTATCGATGTTTTTGTATTCAGAATAAACACGGTTCTTTGGAGCTCCAAAACGCGAAGGTTTTTATACAAGAGGGCGACGTTGGAGGCGGTAATTCCATAGAGTTTGCAGTGGAAGTGCCCGAGACGACAGGCCTTACAGACGGGGATGCTCAATCAATAGTAGACGAATCTACCGAGCCGTCTGATATTGACACTACGAATCATAACGGGACCGGTTCAGGTATAAGTGATTGGTCAACGGCCACATCATATGCAACAGGCGTTTCGATTGATCTTGGTGCGCATGACGTTAACCTGGGTGTTAATGAACTTATATTCGTATGGATTAAGCGGATTATAGGTGCGGCGGCTCCGGCAGCGGCAGCGGTTGACTTCACGATCAGGATCGAAGGCGACACAGCAGCTTAAAAGGGAATATCATGGCAAACGAAGTCACTGAAAACAACTTGACCATTGAAATCGCCGGTGTGGGTGCAGGTGCGATTGATTCGGATTGGAGCTATGCCGACGATCCTAACGACCGCGGGTTGAAAATTATGTCAATACAGTTCTCACCAGCGGCAACAGGTGATAAATGTGTTATAAAAGAAGGGGATGAAGACGGTCCCGAAATCTTCAATCCGCTTTGTGCAGACGTTTACGATTCAAAAATAAAGTATTTTCATGGCAAAAAGAAACACCCTTTCTTAGATTTTGGCGATGGTGTTTATACAGCCGGGGCTAAGGTTGTTATAGAGCTTGCCGAAAGAAGGTAATATGAAAAAAATCATTCATGCAATTTTAATCGTTTTTATGGCTGTGAGTTTTGCTCACGCGGGATCTCAGCAAGCGTCTTCAACTCTTGCATCAGCAATCATTGTAAATGCCAGGGCATATCTAAACGAAGCAACGGCTACGTTTTGGACCGATGTTGAAATGTTACAGTGGCTTAACGATGGTCTTGTTGATTTAGTAGGCCGGAGTCATTGCCTCGAAGATACAGAAGATATCAATCTTGTCGCGAACCAGGTGGAATATTCCATTACATCAACCTATCTTGTCGTGAAAGCAGTACGATATGTTGACTCTAACGATATAGAAAGAGGGTTGAAAACAGGAAAACCGGCGGAAGTTGGCTGGATTGAAAACGTGCAGGTGCCTGTGCATTGGTATGATTGGGCCGGGGAAATAGGGGTTTATCCTACTCTTAGCAGCGTTACGAGCGAAAAGGTTACTCTTTACCTCGTAACAAGACCTACGGCCATAGCTTCCGGTGTCGCTGTGCCGACTCCGGCAATATATGACAAAGCGCTTACTTTATACATTGTTGCTCAGGCCTGGGCGAAGGATAGGCAAATGAGTAAATATGGCCAGGCGATAGGCCGATATCATGCTGAACTTGATCGGTACCGGCAGGATCTTCTTGTAACAACGGAAAAGCCGAAACAATAAATTCAAAAGAGGTTTATTATGCTGAAAAAAATATCTATAATAATTATCGCTTTATTTATAACGGTTTCAGCTTTTGCAGGATCTCAGCAAACGTCCTCAACGACAGCCGAAACAATAATCGAAAACGCAAGATCGTATCTTAGCGGCACAGGTTCAGATGTATTTTGGAATGATGAAAGGCTGTTGCGTTGGCTCAATGACGGTCTTGTGGACCTGGTTAGTAGAAGCCACTGCCTCGAAAATACAGAAGATATCAGCCTGATTGCAAATCAAACCGAATATGCAATTACATCAACCTATATTGTTGTAAAAGCGGTTCATTATGTTTCGGCAACAGGTGTATCGAAAGCTCTTATCAGGGGTGCTCCGGAAAGTGTCGGCCTTGTAAGCAACATAGGAGAGCCTGCTTATTGGTACGATTGGGCCGGGAAACTTGGCGCTTATCCTGCATTGACCGGCGTAACCACTGAAAAAATTACTGTTTATTTAGTAACCAGGCCCGAGGCTATTATTATAAGCGCTTCAATTCCGATTCCAGCAATATACGATAAAGCACTTGTTATGTATGTTGTTGCCCAGGCCTGGGCCAAAAGCAACCAGATGGAAAAATCTGCCAAGATCATGGCGCTGTACCAGGCGGAGCTTGATAGAAGTAGGCAAGACTTTCTTACTATGCCGAAGGAGCCCACGCAATAATGAAAAAATTACTTATATACATATCGCTGTTTTTCTTTCTGTTTTCAGGAGCTTTGGCACAAGAACAGCAAAAACAGTCTCAAATTCCAGATGATAAGCTGCACAAAGAGCAATTCAAGCTTGATGGTGCATGGCTACCTGATCACGACCCGGCGGAAATAGGACCTTCAAACTTTTCAGATATTGTAAATCTGCGGTATGGCGCAAACCATCCTGTTGGAGTGCTGGGCTATACGGAAATTTCAACATCTATCATTACAACGTACACAGATATTAGAAATGGACACCAGCTCAGGACAGACGGAGCGCAAAAGTCATACGTTCTTGTTAACTCACAAGACAGCTCAGGAAACGGCAGAGTCTTCCAAAACTTAGCTGTAGTCCCAGCTCAGGGAAACTTTGAAACTGCGCCGATACATATCGACGCAGCAGGCGCAGGGTTGGGCCGGTTTTCAGACGCTCCGCAAGGCAACGTGGCATATTGTAATGGAAAAGAGTCTTATATCTACGGCGGCGAGGAAATCAGGATTGGGGCTCTGTTTACCGTAGAAGAACAGTTGGGCTCCGAACTAATACCCGCCCAGGAAAATCGAGACTTTTCGTCGCCGTCAAATTGGGAGAATTTCAACCTTACCTCATGGGACGAAACCGACGATCTTAGCATAACAGCAAGCACATCTGGTCTGGAAGGCGGCATTTCAAGCACATATGTACCCATGACAACCGGGCATCTATACCGCATTGCCTTTGATGCTGCAAACATTGAAGATTATTGGACTTTTGAAGAAGCATATACTTATAGAATAGGCTCTGTTAATTCTAACGGGGCATACTCACTTCCTTATCTTGCCCAAGGCACCGGAGGACTTTCTTTTAAATCTGGTATTTTTGGGGCGGAGGGTGACTTTGACAACTTTTCGGTTAAAAGCATTGGCTACCCTTTTAATAATCCAATAGACTATACCGAACAGGCTAATAATTCTCTTGATACTGCAGGCAATATCATTCCTATTGGAACCCGAAAGCTGTGGATGATATTCACTACTCGGCCAGTGCAGGGCTTTAATTATACAATTAAAACAGTCAACACAGCTGGATCACAAACACTTTGCGCTGTATGGACGGGAGACGCATTTACCGGAGTTTCAAACTTCGACGACGGCACGAAAGGGGTAACTTCATATTCATTAGGGCAAAGCGGCTCAATGACGTTTGATTCAACGGTTAGTATAGCCAAACCGTACCACTTGGAAGGTATTTACCTTTATGCTTATTTATTTATACTTTCTGACGGTAGCGCTGAAATTTCCCACGTTTCAGCCGATGCACCATGGCAACCAGTTGTAGATGTATGGGACGGCGTTTTAAGACAACCAATACAGTTCCAGGTTGAGTCTGCTTCTCAGTTCGAAGATTATACGCTCGCAGTTAATTATCAATCAGATATCGAAATTCCTATCGGTGGCGTTTTAGACGGCCTTTTAAGCACAGATAACGTTGTGGTTATGTTCAGCGACCGGATGGCTGGTATTCGTTTTCAAATGCTTGCGGGGTTAATTAATGAAAACGCGGCGGACGCTACTGTTAAATATCATACCGGATCAGATTGGGCAACCGTAGGTGCATCATTAATAGATGAAACAGACAACGCAGGCGATACCATTGGAAAGACAGGCTTAATTTCTTGGAGTCCGCCTGACATAGAAGATGAACACCCCATAACGTTGTTTGGTGTGACCGGTTATGCCTATCAATTCACTTTCAGCGCGACTTTATCCGGGACAAAGGGCGTTCCTTTAACGGAAGATCCAGAGGTTCTTGTCGATCTTGTCACCGGAATACCTGCACAGAAAGTCGTAAAACCCTTTAAGTTTCCATCTGTATATAAAAACCGAGTGCTTTTGTGCGCTTTTACCGAAGGAAAGGAGGGAAATAGGGTTGATTATTCATCCTCGAACGCACCAGATGTTTTTAACGGGTTTGATTCGAGTATGGACGGTCTTCAGTCTCTATATTTTGGCAACTCTGACACTCTTACAGCAGGCACTCAACTTTATAATAGATACGGTTCAAATGTTTTTGCTATATGGCTGGCACTTAAGGAAACCAGCACATACATTTTAACCGGTGATACTCCCGAAGATTTTAAGGTGTTTCCGGTATCATTTACGGTTGGTTGTCCAGCTCCCTTAACTTTGGCCACGGCAGAGGTTGGATTTGAAGCTGTCCAGGGTATTCAAAGAAACGTTGCCTTTTGGGTTTCTCATTCAGGGCCGGTTATGTTTGATGGATCTGTTTTATTCCCTATTCCTGGGGTTGATAAATACTTTGATCCCGCCGAGTCTGTGTGTGTCAACTTTGAATATTTAGAAAATGCAAGGGGCTGGTATGACACCACTTATCGAGAATACAATATCCTCCTCCCCTCCGGTTCGTCCCAGGTCGCTAATAATCTTTGGCTGGCTTACGATATAGTAAAGAAAAAATGGTTTAAAAAATATACAGGGGTAGCGGAAACGCCACAAGCTGCGTTCCAGGTTGCCGACGGCGAGGGTAATAAATATGTGTATGCCGGAATAGATACAGGCTATATGATGCGGTTAGAATATGGCGACAGCTTTGGATCGACAATGCTTTATAGCTTCACTACAGGTGATTTCTTGCCATCCAAAAATATATGGGACAAAACACTTCTCCGACAGATAAAGATTATTACCAGGGCGAACAGTGAGGACACCCTTGATGTTTATAATTATCAAGACACGGCTAACACGTCAGGGGGTGCGGTGTTTAACGACATAAGCCTTGCCACGGACAATCTCAGGTTGGCGAAGGTTACAGCTCCCTTAAATATATATGGATGGTCGTACAGGTTTAAGTTTCAACTTTCAGGCAATACTGTTGAGAGAGCCTTTGAGCCGATTGTGTGGGGATTACAATGGCAGTACGTCAGGGATGATCTGGAGAATTGAATTGAGTGGAAACAGAACTGGAAACTTGCCCTGTCTGCGAAGGGGAACATATCGTAGAGAAAATCTTAAATGGTAAAATTTGCTACTATGCGGATAGAATAACAGCAATAAAAGAACCATGTGAATTTTGTAATGGCAGCGGGGTTGTCACAAAAGAAAAATTGGGGAATTCGAAATGAGTGGAACTGACATAATAGGATTAGTCTTGGCAGGAATGATGGCTTTTGTGTGGTGGCAAGTTCGCAAAAACCAGGGCAGTTTAAGAACAGCTTTATATAAAAAGGATGGTATTTCAGTGTACGTTACTAAAGGTGAGTGTAAAGATTCGCACGTTAAACTTGATAAATCTATATGCGATAAATTCGACGGTTTTAGAAAAGATATGAAAGAAATGGACGGTAAACGAGAGTTAGCCCGGAGGGAAGATTCGATATGGAAAGAGAAGATGAGCCGGGCTTTAGGTAGGATTGAGGGCATGTTGGAAAATCATACCTAAGAAGGGAAACAAGATGAATATTAAAACTGTTTTAGGCTCAGTCGTTATTCTTATCAGTATCGTAACCGCTGTTGTTGGCGCTGAAAAATATCTTGCGAAAGCCTCCGAACTTCATGCCACCAACTTAAGGCTTGATTATAAAATCAACAGGGATATTCGGAACGATACGGCAACTCAAATATATGATATAGAAAAGCAATACGGCACAGACGAAACGAAAATGCCTGAAATAATAAGGAAAAGATATCGAGATCTTAAAGACACCTTAAAGGCTGTTGAAAAAGCGCTTGAACAAATAAGAAATATCCAACTTCAAAAAGGGAGCTAAACAATGAGATCCTGGGCCAACAATCCAAGATACCAGAGAGCACGACAAAAGATTATGACTTTAAGGCCTGAGCACAGGGCGATTTTAAGCACCGTGTCGGCAGATCCGGAATTCGCAGCCGAAAACATGAGGAAAGGTATTCAAAGCATGATCCTAAACACACAGAATACCAACAGAGAAAGAGGGTTTAAGTCTCTGCAAAAAGAAAGAAAAAGGCGTAATATCCTGTCCGACAAACGCGTCGCTATGGCTGATAGAGACTTGTCTTATGGTAAAGGCCAGGGAAAAAAGGCCTTTGCTATTGGCTTAGGCAATCTTGGTTTGTCGTCATATGGGGCACACAAACAGAAGGGAAGGGACGATAAGATCCTGGAAGAACTGGAAACAATGAATGACCGCTATGATAATGCCGGTCTTAACCGTGGTATTAGAGACATGGACAGGCTGGGGACGTTGGGAATTCATCGGTTTAAAAATTATAGGGGCGATATTCCTGATTACCTCGATATGGAACAATAGGAGATCAAGCCATGTACGATCAAATAGGAGCAGTTACGGGGTTGAGAAGAAGGTCAAGCGCTGAAGATATTATAAACGCCCAAACGCCTTATCTTCCTGCCAGGGTGCAAGCAAAGAAAGATAAAGAGTTTGCCGAAAAAGCTTTTATAGCCAGCGAAGCGCAAGCTGATAGGGACTTTGCTTTAGGTGAGAAGCAACTTGCTATAGACGACGAGACAGCTCACGATGCAAGAAAGCACCAGAACAGGGCAAACAATCTCGGATATGCCAACCTCGGGCTTAATATTTTAAGTGAAACCGGGGCTATGGGCGATATCTATGATGCAATAATGGACTTTTTTTAGGAAAAAATTATGAAGACAATATCAAAAGAAGAAATGTTAAAGCGTATAATTGCTCTTGCGCAAAGGCAAGGATTAAACAGGCAGAAGGGCGGGATAACTGGAAGACGGAGCCGAAGACTTCTATCTGGTGATATCGATCCAAGACAATTAGGCGTTGGCCTGGGGTTGCGAAGGTCCAGACCGGAAGCTGAGGCTATACCGGATGAGGCTATACCGGAAGCCGAGACAGTAGAAGCTCCGACCAGGCCTGATAGGGCTGTAATTGATACAAATCCGCAAGGCGAAGGCAGAGGCCCTACCTCGCCAGATATGCCTGACTCAAACCCTATCCAGGCACGAATGAGCAGGGACTATATGAACCCTGAGCTTGAAAGCTTCGGTAAAAAAATTGCCGGGAAAGGTTTATTGGCCGCTGCGGGTGGAGCATATCTTAATGCAGGACTTGGCGGAGTAGTCCCGGCAATGATGAACCCGACATATGGCGCTGGATATGGTCTTTATAAAGCAGTAGACGCCGCAACAGATGCGCAACACAGAGGAAAGCAGCTTGAAAATGTTTTTTCAGAACAGGGTTTTGGTTTTGGTGATACCTATGTTCAAGATCAAATAACGCAAGCACAAGATTATGATGAATATTCAAAAGATCCTGATGTTATGGCCGCATACACGGCTCCACCCTCTGAACATTTAGACCCAGGGGTTTTGGAGGCAATTTCTCACGATCCTACCTGGGCGGATAAGTTTGGACTGTCAAAGCGAGTCAGAAATCAAGCCGAAAGAGAAGGGGACGCTGATTTTAATATTAGTGACCCATGGGGACCGGACAATAAGCATGGCCCTGGGACACCAGGATATGAAGCGGCAGGAATAGGAATAGAAAACGAAATGGCCGCTATTGAAGCCGGGGTTGACGTTTTCGGAGATCGAAAGTCTGATCGACAAGCTGACCGACAAGCAGCGGCAGATGTTGATCCCTCTGAAATGTCAGCTTTAGGAACGGACGCGGAAGGTGTTGTGGACTTTGATAGCAGATACGGCGGATATAAGGATGATGGTAGCTGGAACGTTGGAGGGCGAGAAGACGGTCCAGATACAACAGCACCCGGGACACAAAACCTTGACGACGATTTTAGCGGTATCAGTGCCGATATTGACGGGTCTGGTGGCGGAGAAAGTGACGCGAAATGATAAAGCGGCTTAATCATAACGAGATTAAAGAGATTTATCCTAAGCTATACTTTGGGTGCTTTGACAAACAAGCGCCTATTTTAATGCCTCCGGTGATGCTTACAGCCGAAGACGAGTTTAAAACATATGGTTTTACGGCGGGATTTTCTTTCAACAGCACCACAATCTATATCAATGCAACCGGGATGCTTCCAGAATACAGGACCAAAAAGCGGGCGGCACAAATCAATAAGGAATTTCACCAAACGTTTAAGAAGATGGGAGCAAAGCACCTTATGGGCCATATCGAAAACAAGAATAAAAAAGCCTTGTTTACAGCGCTTCTTTCAGGTTATTTAATCACAGGCTTTAGAACAGCCAGCGATGGTAAACAATATCTAATAATAACACAAAAATTGTAGGGGTGGATCATGGGTAATCAACAAGTCGTACACGCTTTAGATGTTTTATCTCGTACAGTTCGTGGTTTAGGTAGGGATAAAAGCCGGTCGGATATAGCATTAAAGAGCCTTGGATTGAGGGGAAGACAGCAAGAGTATGACATAGGCCGTCAATCTGTGATCGATGATAGAGCATCCGAAATGTACGAACAGGAAAAACCAGGGCGCGAGCTGAAAAGCAAAGAAGATGTTGCAGCTTCACAGGCTTATAATCGGCAATTATCGTCTTCAGATCTTGTTCGGTCAGCCGAAGGCGCTGAATTTATGTTCTATAAGAATAAAGACGGCACTATTAATATCGACAAGCTTGCTACTGATTTGAATTATGATGTTAATAAAGATGAACCAGGCAAGTATAAATACTTTCACAAAGGAACGAATAGGCCTGTTATTCATGGTGAAGCTGGTCCCGAAGTGCAGGCCTGGGCGATTGCTAACACAAGCGGCAAAAGAGCGAAAAGGGCAAAGATAGAGAAGCTTGACGAAGCCTTAGCTGACAACCAGATCAATCAAGCTCAATATAATAAAAACATTGCTCAGATTGAAGCTGACTCAAACAATCCTCAAAAACTTATTCAGCAGGCGCAAACAAGAATATCCTCACTCAATCCATACGCGGCTACAAAGTGGGGGAAAGCCGGGATTGCAAAAGATAATGCAAGGATTGAAAAGCTACAAACCGAAATGAGAGCAGCGGCCTTGGTAACGAAAAACGCGCGGATCAAAGCTTCAATATCGGCCAAAGATACCAGATCGACACTACAGAAGAACGCTCAATACATGGCAAGCATTGTTCCTGGTCTTAATGAAGAACAGGCTATGGAAAAGCTTATGGGCGATAAGAAAGCTGCTAATATGGTAACAGCTTTTATAAAAGCAATTGATGGGATGGATCCAACAAAGAAATATGATCCGATCAAAAATGCAGAAGAAACCAAAAGACTTAAAGACGTATATCAAATTGATAAGTTTATATCGACAAGCTTAAAACCACAACAAAAGACGATTGTTAAACGGGGTGTAGATGAAAACGGCAAAGAGGTAGTCCAGTACGATGATGGTACTTATGGGTATGCAAAAGAACAAAATCATGAGTCAAAACATTAAAAATTATGTCAATTAATCCAAAGAAAATAACGTGGTACAACGAACCCCCTGAAATAGATCCAACAAAGATAACCTGGGAAGGGGAAGAACCTGAGCCGAAAGAGCCTCAAAAGGCTGTGGGCCTTGGCAAACAAATGGCCGGTGCCTTCATGGAATTTGGCGAATCTTTGTTCGAAGGCGAAGAACAAGGAGAGTCCGATTATGCCGAAGTTGACCCAGCTACAGGATTAGTCCCAGAACTCACATTTAAAAGAGTTGGCACACAGATGTTTCGCAATGCGGCCCAGGGGTTAGGAGATATGGCCCAGGGTGCGATAGGTGAAGCGGAACACATGAAAAGCTATGCAAAAAGCGAACCTGAGCCATACAAGAAAAAAGAAGGACCGAGCCAGGCGTATGAATTAAGAAAGCCGGAAATTGCATTTAACGTTTTATCAGATACCGAAAAAGCTCTTTTTGGTAAAGAGCTGCGGCAAGCAGAAAAAGACAAGGGATCTCCATTAACTTCCAGGGAACGCGAGGACCTAAAAAGAGATTATTCTGTAAAAATCAGGGACGAGAGCATAGAGACTTATGAAAAATGGGTAGAAACATTGCCGGAACCTCTACCTGGTAGCTCAGGAATAATTGAAACCGCTGCAGGCGGTGTGTCAAGATTCGGTCCTGGTATGGCCTTAACTGCCCTTAATATCCCCGCTGGCACGATATCGATGTTTAATCAGATATACGGGCAGAAACGCAAAGAGCTGGTTGATGCTGGTATTGATAAAGAGCTTGCAAGGGAAATTGGCCTGCTTACCTCTGCAATAAATACACCTTTGGAACAGGCCGGATCTATCTTTCAAATCAAAATGTTGAAGACGATCTTTTCCAAGACCGGGGCCAAAATGGGTTTTGGAAAACGCCTCAGACAGTTCATAGGTGTTTTGGGTGCCAATATCACAGGTGAAGGCTTAGAGGAATATTTACAGCAATATCCTGATGAAATAGCCAATCTCTATGCAGCTAACCATGAGAAGACCGGCGCAGAAATAGCCAAGATAGTTTTAAACGAATTTCCGGCGATTCATAAAAAAGCAAAGAAGGCTATGAAGGTGGGAGCCGTTGGTGGTGCTATGCTTACCGGTGGCGTCCAGGTTGCAGGATCTCCCTTTGTTATTGCCGATTATAAAAGAGAACTTAAAGCCAATAAAGACGAGAAAGAAACCGACCTGACCAGGAAAACAGAGCAATTAAAAGAGGCTCTTGACGGTGGGCAAATTACTCGCGAACAATTAGAAGGCGAGCTTAAAGACCTACCGAAAGATGATATTCTTTACGACGCAATAAACGAGGTCCTTTCAACCACAAAACCCACGAAGGCCGAAAAGCCGACGGTTGAAGAACCAACGACTACAGACTTTCAGACAAGAAGGCGTAATCAAGAGAAAATCAAAGAGTTTGAAGCGGAGCAAGAGGAAGATCAGCGGGTTGAAAAGCTGGGCGGTATCGAGGAACAAATAACACAAGCCGGTGAATTCATTACAGAAAAGCGCGAGGAAGATAAATACTGGAAGGGCGTTGAAGCTAATATTGAACAGCAGCGAAAAGAAGGCGAGATTGCCAAGGGCCGGAAAAAGTATGGAGCAAGACCAACGACATTACAACAGGTCGAAGTTGCAGAGGAAGCAGAACGGCAAGCAAATGAGAAATATTGGGCTACCGTTAAAACTGATATCCAGGAACAACAAAAGAAAAGAGACGAAGGGCAACCGCCTGTAATCTCTGAAGCAGATCGCCGCGTAGCGAAAGTGCCCGCACCCAAAAAGACTGATGTAGCTCTTGCGGGTGCGGGTACGACTATTGAATTACGGCCTACAGAGAGGAAATCCAAGGTCGACGAGTCTGTTGGTGATAGTGTTCTTGCTAACTCCAATCTTTTTGGCAATCGCTCTAATACTAAAACCCTGCAGTCTGAGAGTTTTAATTCGCTCAAGCGGGACAGACAGCAGATGATACTTTCTTCTGTGAGATCCTCGTTCAACGATCCGCAAGTTCTCAGGGCGATTATCAAGACTATCCCCGTTGATGTGATGAACGGCCTCGTCGGAAGCCAGTGGACGCCCGATGGTTTGCTCCATAACAAAACGATGCTCACCCATAGGCTTTCCATTCCGAGTGACGTATCTATACCTAAGCCTGTAATCAGTTTCGTTGATTCTCTTTCTTCCACAATCAAAAGAATTTCTGCAAGAGACGCAACAGAAAAAGCGGACTTGACCTTTCCTGGAACTCCAATTTCTACTAAAAGTGATTCCACAATTAAAACAGACATACTTCCTGATGGTAGACATATAGCTTCCTCTAAAATTGGTGATCAAGAAATTAAGGTTGATATTAACCCATCTGAAAAACAAAAGCAAGCAGGAAATTATTTAAAAGGGGCAATCCATATTCAGGGCATGGAGATTGCCATTGAAAACCCGAAAGGATCTCAGCGCAAAGGCGTTGCTCCTGACGGGAAAAAATGGTCAATCGAAATGAAACATCATTACGGATATTTCAACCGTACCGAAGGCAAAGACGGTGATCAGATTGATACCTTTGTCGGTCCCGATACTGAAAGTCCTAATGTTTATATTGTTGATCAGGTTGAACCAGGAACAGGCAAGTTTGACGAGCACAAGGTAATGACCGGCTTTTCAAGTGAAGAAGCTGCCAAAGAGGGTTATCTTGCCAATTATGAAGAAGGCTGGCAGGGCTTTGGTGATATTACTGAAATGTCAGTTGAGAAGTTTAAGAACTGGCTTTCCTGGGGAAAACAGAAAAAACCTGTTGGATATCCAACAGAAAGTTGGAGATCTCCAACAGATAAATTGGAGAAAACTAAGGCAGAAAAGATCGTCCAACCTCCGGCCTCTGAGAAGGGCAAAGAAACGTGGGAAATGACACTTTCTGAATATGAATCGCTACACGGAAAGCCACGGAAGGGGGCAACGTCCTATACTGAGAATACCTTTCACAAAAACGCTGTGCATACGGCTATTAACCAGGGCAAACCCGTTCCAGAATCAGTCCTTAAAGATTATCCTGATTTACAAAGAAAGGCCCTACCCGAGACACCTAAAACGGAAAAGGTCGCAGAAAAGGCCCCACAGGAAGCCAAGGCGCTCCTAAAACGGGAACAAATAGAAATCACGCCCGAGCATGGCAAGGGCTTAAAGTATGAATCAGAAGTTCAGATCTCCGAAACCGGCGAAGTTGTTAAAGTGAAAGAGGATGCCGGGCAAGCTCTTGAAGATATCGACGAGAGGATACTTTCACTCAAAATCTTAAGGGATTGTATTTAATGAAACGAATGTCGCAAGCGGCTCTTAAGAAGAAGGTTGAAAAGAAAGGCCTTGAAGTAACAAGGAATAAGAGCAGCATAAAAACAAAACCGAAAAAGCCGGTTATAGTCCAGGAGAAAAAGCCGGACCTGACATCGGGCGTTATGTTGAAGTCTGCAAACGTTGTAATAGATATGGCCCAAAGCCTCGCAGTTTCAGCAGATAAAATGTCTGAATCAACCGCTACGGTTGCACAGATCGTACAGGCCATACAGGAAGATCTAAATAAAACTCCGGAACCGGTAACGCAATTGGCGCCGGTAGCAGTTGGAAACCCTAAAAAGCGCAAATGGAGATTTACCACAATCAGGGATAGGTATAATTACATTAAACAGATTGTGGTTGAGGAATTATAAATAAATGGCCATAGCAGTATTGACAAATAAGCCTACGGTTATCGATAACGCTGAATCAACCGCACAGTGGGACGGTGACACGTTCGTTTTAGAGGCGGATAATAAGGTCCAGGGCGACAATTCCGTTGCCTGCATTTTCACTCCCAGCGCCTCACAAGAGGTATGGGTTGATGGTTCCTGGGATTTGTCGGGCGGGGAACATCTAAGACTCTGGATGAACAACACCATAACTGCGTATTTACAGAGTGAAGCTCTTGACGGGATACAGATTTTTGTCTCTGATGGAACTAACGAGGACTATTGGACAGTGGGCGGCGCAGATACTTACGGCGGTGGATGGAAACAATTTGTTGTTGATACTACCTCGACACCCACAGAAGATAATGGAGCCGTTCATTCGACTATCACAAGAATCGGTATCAGAATGAATGTTCATACCCGGCCCAAAAACGCGACTAATTTATGGTTAGATGCGTGGACCTATGGCGACGGGTACACTGTCACAGGCGGCACAAGTGGGGACGACATTGATTGGAGTCATGTTGCGGATCTTGATTTGGTTGATGCCTTTGGGATTGTAACAAGAATAGACGATATATATTTTTTCGCAGGGGCCGTCATAGTCGGTAACGGCGCAACTACAACATATTTTGCGTCCGGGCAAAAAGTCCAGTTTAAAGATTTGCCTGTTAATTCAACCCTGTATGGCGTTACTTTCGAGGGAAGTGCCTGTAATATCGATATAGCTGGTGGCTCTTATGGAGCAGCAGCAGCGCAGGACTTCTTCATCGATGCCAGCGACACGAACCTTAACAGTTTTGATTTAACAGGCGTTCAATTCGAAAAGGCCAGCTCTGCTATATTTGCGGCAGGCGAAAATATAACAAGTAATGTCTTTAATAATTGCGGGCAAATAACACCAGGACTATCTATTTTTCAAAACAATACTATTGGTGGTTATACCGGGACCTTAGCGGCTGTACTTGCCCCGGCGGTAGTAACCAACTTTAAAAATAATATCTATGTAAACAATACCGACGTCACAAACGATCCAGCGGCGATTGAATATGACGCCGTTGGTTCTTATGGCTCAGATGGTGACACTTTTGACAATAACGATTATGACGTTTTAAACTCCGACAATGCTGCAACAATTACAGATACCAATTTTGTCATTGATCGAGGATATAAGATTTTAACAGTAAGCGGCTCAGATTTCACCACGATTGGAGCAGCCGACAATAATATAGGGACAAAGTTCGTAGCAACAGGCACAGATGCAGGGGGAACAGGAACAGCGACCGAAGTGTTAGTTCTTAATAAAGCCAACGAATCGAACCCGTCAACAGCCAATAACACAGGGACAAATGCAGATACTTTATTCGTCGGAGCTGTCCCGGTATCCGTAACGGTGCTTAATGATGATACGGGGCTACCGATTGGCACAACTTGTCGAGTGCGCGTAATGTTAGACTCAGACAAGAGCCCTATATTAAGTATAGCCTGCAATGCCAGTGGGATAGCGGCAACAACATACAGCGGCGCGACGCCCGTTGATATAGTCGGATGGGCAAGAGAATTTAATATATCGGCTCCTGATTTTGTGCAGCAGAATTTTAGTGGCGAGATAACATCTTCAGGGTTCAGTTTAACAATAAGATTAAAACCAATTTAGAAAAGGAGAATTAAATGTCTATTTATGATACTGATGCTGACAGCGCAACAGCAATCGCAGCCTGGCTCGCACAATACAAAGTGGCAGCATCGGGGGCGATAACCTTTGTTACAGGGACTCATACGTTTCACGTTAAGTGGATCAACCGAGCTTTGCAAAAGCTGGCTTGGGATTTTATAATTTCCGGTGATGATGAAGTCAACCTGTCTTTCCCTAACCCGTCAAAGGAAGAAGCGTTGGGCAAGATTGTTACACTGAACGATCACACGACCGACTATGGTATCAACTACACGGTGACGGATACGGTCATGGAGCAGCATTTCGGCGGCTCAGTGTCCCAAAATGACGGCGATGATATCTATTACGGTGTAATTGTTTACGGTTCTAATTCGACACCCATCCCGCTGAAAATCATCCAGGATAATGTCGAGCTGACTTCACATTGGGGTACAGGCAAGAATCAAACGGCCTCTAATATTCTATTGCGTATCATGGTTAAGGGCCGCGATACGGGTGTGGATATTGATAATTTATTGATTAATGTTAAAGCCTCTACCTGGCTGGAAACTTACGCAGTGTGGGAAACAGGGCTGGCTTTAGGTGAATCGGTTGCCTCTATTATTACAGAAGATGATCCACAAAATACCACTGTATTAGGTACCGTACAGGCATACGGGATTTCTAAATCAGAAGGGTACAACCTCCTTGATCTTGACGGAAACGGGAACAAGCCCTTTTTGGGCGAGTGGTCGTATTCTCCGCAATCATCTAAAAAAGCCTTATATGAGTTTGTTAAAGCTATCCTTGTTGACGGATCCACTGACACACTCTATGGCGTCGATGGAGATTTATGGACCGGGCGCGTTTATGACTGTTCGATTGTGTCGGGTGCAGGCACCCACGTTCAAAATGAAACATGCTCCTGGGGTACAGGCGCAACGGCGGGTACTGGCAACTTAGTTGGCGTTGACGCCTTAGCGGGTGGCTCTACGGCTCGTTATATTCTGCACTTGAATACAGGGGTGCCCCCTGCCAGCGGTTTAACCATCACCGGTAACGGTTCAGCCACAGCGGTACTTGACGCCGATGCTGTTAAACTTACTACCAACCCTAATCACCTGGCTCAGTTTACAGGTGCCTGGATCGGTGCGTATGGTATCGGTTTTGACTCTAACGAGATCGGCTCGGTAGATTCATTTAAAGATTTAGACGGTAATACGGTTACGCCTCCAAACAATGTGGCCATACAGGGGACCGTTGAGGCTCTGGACGCAGCGGACACCCTGCATGTACTTCTTGCGCCTAAAGATGCTGTTCTTAATGCGCCAGACTATACGGTTTATACCTGTGTCGGTGAGATTGTTACCTCGGCAGTAATTCGGGTTAATGAAACCATTTCGCCGGATACTCCACAAACAGGATGGTTCGGCGTACTGAAAGATGGGACCTCGACCTATAAGTTTTATGAGTATGATTCATGGTCTTCCGGTACCGATACATTCAATTTAGTTGGAACTGTTACTGATGATGCAATTGTCGCAAGCGATCCAGGCTTTCACTGCATCTTTTATGACGCAATGACAGGCGGCGGGACCACAAAATCGCTTTCAAACTCCCTGGTGTATTCGTCTGATATTGATGTTGTTGGCTGGATTCGCCACGGTGATGCTTCCGGGGTTGATAAGTTTATCGCTATATCTGGAACGATTGGATCCGGAGGGTTTAGCTTCTCTGGCACGATGGAAGCCGAGGTTTAATGTACTCAGTTGATTGGGTATCTAAGATATTTACCATTCCTCAAAGCGATTTAGCTTTTTTGAGTGGTAATAATTATGCCCTTAGCCTGGTGGACGTACACAAAGAACTCAGGCGTTTGGAGTGGTCGTTCACGGATGGGCTATGGGCCTTACGAATAGCTAATTGGTACGAGACTGTCACATTATCCGGGATAGCGAAAACGCCGTCCGTGGAAATTATAAACGGATACACGTTTGATTTTACAGGCAATAATTATAATGTGATTCTAACTGACTACGATAACAACTTGATTGATGTTTATATCCCGTCAAACGGGATTAGCATATTAAGCAACAATTCAGTAGGTAAGCAGACTATTTCCGTCGGCAGCGGGCTGACCACAGAGGAACATGATCAACTAATGGTTTTAGATACCGATTACCTGAAAGATGTAATTGACGGCAAAAAGGCTCTGGTTAAAAACGGATCTACATGGGAGCTGATTATTTATGATCCTGCAGACGATATAACGCCCATTTTAAACAAAGAAATGAAGGATAAAGACGGCGCCGATATCTCAGACTTAACGGCGGGCATTTTGGCCCAGGAGCTTGCAAACAGTGTTTAATTTGCAACCCGGCCAGGGTTTAGGCTTTAGCGCAAGTAAGCAAATGGCCTTTGGCCTTGGAACGTTGGGCGGAATAGTTGAGGCCGTTAAAAAGACAGCCAAAGACGGCGGGGCCTATCTTGCGGAAAAGGCAAAGATCCTCCGGGAAGATGTGGAAATGCTTGAAACTATAATTCAATCTTTTATCGCGGGAATATTTGACGATGATATCTAATAAATGTTTCAAACTGGCTAAGATATCGAGGGACGAACGAACCGAAATTAACGGCCTGGTCGATGATCTTGTCGAATTAGGCATGGAAGATCGGAAGGCAGCGCTTAAGGTTGTCGGGGAAAAACTGGCAGAGGCTCAAAAAGATCGTGTTGATATTATTGAGTTTATCAGAAAGAACATGTCGGACAAGCCGATAGCGCCGGTCAAGAAAGCCGACTTTTTCACAGCTTTCAATGAAACGGTGGACGAGGTTAAAACTGTATCTCCCGTTGGAGATTTTGTTGAAGCCTTTTTTGGCAAGGTTGGAGTTCCAACACAATACGGAGCGCTTTTTAATGCCATTAAAAAATACGACGTAAAGATCAGCGTTGTTAATAATATAAAGGCAAGGCCGACTTCTATCGCAGTTTACAGTAACAGGACGAACAGAATATTTATTAACAGGGGCCTACTCGAAAAGGCAGAAAGAACCGCCGACAAATTTGACCAGCCGCTCGCGCATGAGGCAATTCATGCTCTTATTAATAACGTTATCAAGACACAAAGCGGATCCTATGAAACGCTCCATAAAGACCTCGTTGAATTTTACGATACATTAAAAACACACGTTGATACCGCCCCGACATATGTTAAAAAAATATTCACAGAGATAGATACCGGCAGAGCAAAAGTTGACGAGCTCGCAACATACGGTCTTACCAATAAAACCTTTGCTAACTGGTTGAATTCAATCGGAGCCAAAGGCGTTAAAAATGAGTCTCAAACCCTATGGGGCCAGCTTAAAGATATTATCCTTAAAGCCATAGAAAAGGTTACTGGCCGGACCAAACTTGGCGAATTAAACGAGATCCTTGACGCTGTTATCGAGGAAATAGAGCTTGCAACCGAGTTGGCACCGGTCAAAATTACCCGGCAAGAGAAAAGACGGCTGTTTAATCTTCACTTAAAGGGCAAGCCCACAGCTAAAGACCTTGGAGAAACACAAACTATCGTTTTAACGGGTGGGCTCCCTGGTGCGGGTAAAACAAGCGGCTCTATTGATATGGGGATAGACCTGAAAGTTTTTGTCGATCCTAATGCTGATCAGGTAAAAGTTGATTTAGGCCACGACCAGGGCGAAGAAGCTGTCGCATATCACGAAGAAGCAAAAAAGATTTCAGGCGTAATCTTAAATAGAGCCATAAAAAAGGGACACCATGTAGCTTATGATTCGCTTTTAGGCAATTATGAAAAAGCAAAAGGATATATAGAAAAGGTACTTGAACAAGGTGGGGAAGCTCACATTGGCTTTACTGACATTGACGCGGAAACTTCTCAGGTTAGAGTAAGATTGCGTAAAATGGCCCAGGAAGAAGAAGCCCGGGCAGAAGGTCGCGAAGTTGTTGGCCGTAAAGTTCCATTGAGTGCCTCTGTAAAGGCCTATAATTATTCACTTCCTACGTTTCGACAGTTGTTTAAGGAATACAAAGATAATCATAACGTTATCTTTGAAATGTCTGATAATAATGTGGACGGTCGGGACTCTATTCAAGTATTTAAACATGAAAAAGGAAAAACTGAGGTTTTAGACAAGAATTTGTTTGACAAATTCAAAAAATTGGATTATATTAAGACTGAAGCTAAGGGGGTAATACGCTATGAAAGAAAACCTAAAAAAACTGAGCAAGAAATTGAAGAAAGACTCCCGAAAATTCGAGGGCGTGTCCGGGTTATTAAACCGGGATCCGAATCTGACCTTCAGCGAGGATATGAGCAAGAGACTGTTCAGCGCAAGCCGGTGGACCAAACCCGGAAATCACCTACCGAAGAAGACCAAGAATCCGTATCACCCGGAATACGAGAGATAACCAAACCTGTAGAAGATTCAACCCCCACCGAACTACTTGCCGACTTTAAAAGGCAAGAAAGAGAGATTAAGGGCAAAGAAGTTGTTGACAACCTTACCGTCCTTGCCGACGAGCTGAAGGCTGTTAGCGATATCCTTGGCCAAAAGGGTGAATTTTCTACAGAATTCAACCCGGATAAATGGGAACAGATAAAGCCTCATTTACACAAAGCCTTGAAAGCAGCTATCGCAGCGGGTAAAAGTGGATCTGAATTTGTTAAAATTATGATTGATACTCTTTCCTTAAAGGGAAAGGTGTATATTGAGAAATTTATAAAAGAAGAAATGGGAAAGGAGGCCACAGGTGGATCTATCGTTGAAGGTGTTGAAGGCGTCGGAACTGTCACTACAGGAATTGAAGAACCTGAACCCGGAGGAATTGGAGATAGAGAATCCGGAGAACTACCCGGAGTGGGAAAGCCATCTGCAATGGCTACTGGAAAACCACCCGCAGGACACCCGGAAGCTGTTTCAGGAAGACCGGGACCAGCTCAAACAGATATTGCTCCGGATAGTGCAGAGGTCGTCGATACTGACATCGATACTGCGCCTGCAGGGGAAGATGGAACCAGACCAGATCGAGGAAGTGGTGTACGCAAAGATAGTGGCGCCGTCGGACGGCCCGGCAAGCGGTCAGAATCCACCCAGGAGCCTGGCGAACGAGCTGGAACTGCAAATCTTAGGGACGATGACAGCCTAACAAAGAAAGAAGATCAAAACCACGTTATCGAAGCGGGCGACCTTATGTTTCCGCGCGGTGACGTAACTAAAATCAAGACCAATATAAAAGCAATTCGACTTGTTAAACAGCTCGAATCCGAAAATCGTAATCCTACCGTTGAAGAAAAGAAGGCCCTGGCTCAGTATGTTGGCTGGGGCGCTTTCGCTCAAAAGGTTTTTACCCGCAAATACGACAACTTCCTAAAGAATTCTTCCGATATCAAAAAGCCTGAAAACTATTTCAGTAGATATGGGGATGATCTTAAAAAATACGAGGAATGGAAAAGCAAGTACGGAAGACACCTTCATCCCAGGCTTAACGGCTTATTGACTCAGGAAGAATGGGACAGCGCCGCAGAGTCCACCCTAAACGCTCATTACACATCACGCAAGGTTATCAATTCTATTTGGGACATTGCCGAACATTTCGGCTTTAAAGGCGGGACTGTTTTAGAGCCCGCTGCCGGTGTCGGTCACTTCTTTGGTTTAATGCCCGAAGCTATGCGCAATAATTCTGCCCTGGTAGGTGTCGAATTAGATACAATCACAGGAAAAATACTTGAAAAGCTATATCCGCAGGCTCGAATTCAAATAACCGGCTTTGAAAATGCAAAGGGGATCCCCGACAATTCCGCGGACCTGGTTGTGAGTAACTTCCCTTTTGGTAAATATCCGGTCTACGACAAGAAGCATCCTGATTACTCAGATTGGAGCATACACAACTACTTCTTTGCGCGTTCGATTGATTCTGTGCGACCTGGTGGCCTCGTTATCGCGATTACTTCACGATATACCTTAGATTCAACAACAAATGGTAACGTTAAAGAGTATATTGCAAATAAAGCCGACTTGATCGGTGCAATAAGACTTCCAGAAACGGCGTTTAAGAAGGACGCTGGCACCGAAGTTGTTACCGATATTCTTATTTTTCGGAAAAAAGACAACGAATTGCAGGGATTGGGAAAAGACTTCAGGATCACAAAGGAAGTCAAGTCCGGTCGTGCTGCATCAGATACGGTCCCTATAAATGAATATTTTGTCGATCATCCTGAAATGGTCATGGGGAAGCACTCGAAAAAAGGGACCATGTATGGTGAAAAAACGTATACCCTGTTGCCAAACAAAGGGGATCTTGCCGAGCAAATCAAAAAAGCCATAGAAACCCTGCCAAAAGATATAGCCGGTGAAGGCTCTATCGTGGAAGAAGGCGAAAAGGAATATGCCGATATAGGCACGAAAGAAAATATACTGCTTGAAAAAGACGGCAAGTTTCGCGTTGTTGAGGACGGTATCCTTGTTGAGCCTAAAATTTACAACACAAAAGGTAAGCTGGTTAAAGCAATCGATAATAAGGGCCGGGAAAGCAGGGCCAGGGATTATTTAAAATTAAAAGACACGACTATAAAGATTATCGACCGGATGCAGCAAGAGGACGCAACCGACGCGGAAATCACAAAATTACGGAAACAATTAAACAAAGATTACGATGCTTTCGTTTCTAAGAACGGAAACGTCGGCGCCCCTGCAAACTCTTTCTTGCAAAAGATAGATAATGACTTTCCTGTGGTTGATGCCCTGGAAGATGAAACGGTCAAGCAGCATACCACTAAATTTAAAAGCGGAGCCAAAAAGGGGCAGGAACGCAAGGTAAATATTGTTTCTTTTACAAAGTCTGCCATATTCGCGAAGCGGACCATTTTTCCTTTTAGAGAACCTAAAACAGCAGATAATGTAAAAGACGCGATAGCGCTTTCTTTAATTTATAAAGGTAAAGTAAACACTCAGTTCATTGCCGATCTTACAGGATCGACTAAAGAAGCTGTTTATAAAGATGTTATTGATCAGGAGCTTGGATATCTAAACCCTGAAAACGGTATGATCGAGACTCCCGAGAACTATCTTTCCGGGAATGTTAAGAAAAAGCTTATTCTTGTTGAGCAGCAGGCGAGCGAAAAACCAGAATATAAGCATAACGTTAAAGCGCTTAAAGCTGTCCAGCCGGAAGAATTAGACATAGAATTTATTTATTTCAAGCTGGGGAGCTCATGGCTACCTAACGACCTTATCCAACAATTCATATCAACAACCATGGAGGTTGATACCGAAGTTCAGCAGGCACGAACGAGAGAAACTTCCGCATGGAAAGTTTCGCCGAGATCCCGACACGATAACGCAAAGAATGTAAATACCTGGGGAACGGGGAGAGTAAAAGGGCATGTACTCGTTCAGGATGCTTTAAATCTAAAGAGAACAAAGGTTTATGATTCTGTTCAGAATCCAGAAGGCGGAATGTCGAAAGTCCTTAATGCAGAAGCCACGCTCGCAGCCACAGAGAAACAGAAAGAAATTCAGGCGGAGTTTTTAAAGTGGTCGAAAAGCCACGAAAAGTGGGGACCGGATTTAGCAAAAATATATAATGAGGAATTTAACGGATATGTTTTAAGAACGTTTGATCCACCCGACGTTAAATATTTTCCGAACGCTTCTCGCGAAAGGGAACTGCGCTGGTTACAAAAGAAGGCAGTTGCAAGAGGTTTGCAGGAGTCAACCTTATTTTCCCATGGTGTAGGGACCGGAAAAACGGGTTCTTTTGTTACCCTGGCCATGGAAATGCGACGGATAGGTACCGCAAGAAAGCCCTTGATCGTAGTTCAAAACGCCACAATTAAGCAATATGCTAAATCATTTCATAAGCTTTACCCGCAAGCGCGAGTCCTTATTCCCAGCGACGGACAGAGGAAGGGTAAAAACCGTAAGAAGTTACTTTCTCAAATTGCTACCGGCGATTGGGATGCTGTTATATTGCCTCATTCATTCTTTGACGGTATTGCAGACGATGCCGAAAGAGAGGCAGCTTTCGTCCAGGAACAACTTGACGAGATAGAAGCGACCGTTGACGAATTCGAAGCGGCAGAGGGAAAGGGATCTTTAACGGTTAAGCAGATGAAGGCCCTTAAGAAACGAAAACAAGCGCATTTAGAAAAACTATTAAACAGACGCGTTGACGATGCCCTAAAATTTGAGCAGCTTGGCGTTGATGCTCTTTTAATCGACGAAGCGCATAATTACAAACGCTCAGAGTTTTTTACCAAAATGGGCCAGGTTAAGGGGATTGACCAGGGATCTGCACAGCGCAGTACGTCCTTACTTTTAAAAGCCGATTATATCAGGCAGAAAACCGGCGGTAAGAACATCATATTAGCCACAGGTACGCCGATATCCAACACAACCGCAGAGCTTTGGACCATGATCAGATATATCCGACCAGATCTGCTTGAAGAATATAACGCAACGTTATTTGATGATTTCGCGGCAAACTTTGGAGATACCACAGTCGCGCTTGAAGAAACCGAGTCCGGGACGTTTAAATCGGTCGAAAGATTCAATAAGTATGTAAACGGTCCTGAACTATTAACCATGTTCCATACGGCGTCTGATGTTGTTTTAACCCAGGATGCTGGGCTTGTTCTTCCAAAGATTAAAACCGGCAAGCCTGAAATGGTTGTTGTTGAGCGTACAAATGCCCTATCAGGCTTTATTGAAATATTAAGGGATACCCGGGAACATTGGGAGCAGTTGACAGGCAGGGAGAAAATGAGACAGCGGCACGTTCCTCTTGTCCTCTTTGGCCAGGCCCGGAAAGCTGCGGTTGATTTACGCCTGATCGACCCACAACATTATAAAGATGATCCTGGCAGCAAGTTAAATACCGCTATTGAAAACATTTATCAGATCTATGAGGATACGGCAGAAGATAACAGCGTACAGATAGCCTTTCTTGATATCTATCAAAATTCAGACAAGACCTTTAATGCCTATCACGATATCCGAGACAAGCTGATTGCAAAGGGAATGAAGGCCAAAGAGATTGCTATTATCGGAGAACTTAAAACCGATGTTCAAAGGGAAGCTGTTTTCCAAAGAGCCCGGGACGGCAAGATAAGATTTATTATCGGTTCGACGGCCAAACTTGGCATTGGTGTTAATATCCAGAATAAGCTTATAGCAGCTCACCATCTTGACGCACCCATGCGGCCAATGGATATTGAGCAAAGAAACGGCAGGATAGTAAGAGAAAAGAACGAAAACGCAGAAGTGCAGATATTTAACTATGGTGTTAAAAATACTCTTGATTCTGTTATGTATGATCGATTGATGAAAAAGCAAAAGTTTATCGATCAAATGCTTAATGGAGATATAGACGGCAGGACCTTTGACGAACCTTTAGGCGAAGAACAGGTGTCTTATGCAGAAATGCAAGCCGCTTTTTCCGGAAATCCTCTTTTGTTTACAAAGAATGATCTTGAAATTGATCTTAAAAACTTACGGATACTTAAATCAAGCCACGAAAGGGCGGTATCTTCAGCCAGGCGCAGTGTAAAAAGTCTTAAAGAGATCGATATCCCGAATCAAAAAGAAAACCTTGTTAGAGCAGAAGGTGTTGCAAAAACGATTAAATCGATATTCCCGACCGGAAAACTTGAAACCTATACATATAAAGGCGAGGAATTAACCAGCAAAGAGTTTATAAAGGAATTCCGGAAAGAATGGGATAACATTAAGGGTAAAATTGAAAAGAGCTTCAAGGGTATTTCCTATTCAGATTATCGTGCAAGGCAGAAAGCCGGACAGGATAAAGTTTATTTTAATACCAAGGTCCACGGCTTAGATCTTAAAGTCACCTTTGAGCCCCTGGTGTGGTATAATCTTAACGAGGTTCTCAAAAAGCCTGGTACACCTATCACTCTTAATGAAGATGTGCTTGACGATACAATGGTTGAGTTAAGGCATGAGGGCGATCTTATTATTAGAAGAACCACAAGGGGACCTGGTGGATTAACTACTGTTATTAATAACAGTATTGAACAAAGACTCGCAGAGCCACAAAAGGAAACGGATTATATTAAGGAGCTTGAAATAGAGCTTGCAGAACATCAAACGCTTGCAGATAAGAAGTTCGGTAAAGGCCAGGAAATAGCTGACAAGGAACAGCAGTTGTCAGAGATTGAAGACCAATTAAACGATCTTTCAAGGGTAAGAGAGGACGTCACGGAGGAAGTCGCAACAGAACGGCAAGTCGATAGAGACAATATGTTGAAATCGATAGGCTTAAAAGAAACCGATATTGAAGAAGCTGAAACGCCCGTAATGGAAACGCCCGTCGAGACTCCCCGACCTGAACCATCACAATACTATGTAAATGTTCGAGGAGAATTTGAGACGGCCCCGGACAATGCTAAAAAGGTTGACGTTGTGCCTGATGATTGGACCGGCGAGCCGATAGAAGCTTTTATATCAAGAGCTGAGGATGATAAAGAGTGGACGGTTACAGAAGCCACAACCGGCCAACAGCTTGCAAATGGCACGATCAAAAAACAGGCAATCGATTTAGCGCGAAGCAAGATTGACCAGGCCGGGCCTGAAAAAATGAAAGAGAACATAGCCTACGGCATGGAGAAAGGCGGTCGCTCCCCATGGGCGGCAGATGATCTTGACAGTATGATCGACGAAGAAGACTTGGACCAGGATATCAAAGACCTGCTTAATAGGCACATGCCGGAAGCAAAAAAAGGTTTAAAGAAACTCAAAGATCCTTCACACAAGAAAATACACCGGGAATCTAAAGGCTTGTTTAAATACGCCCAGGATCGTTTCGGAAAGGGTTTTGTTGATAAGGATATGAAGTGGTATGATCGAACTTTCAATAATCCTTATTGGGCAGGCAAAAAGTTTTGGTTTATGAAAGATGCGGTTGGCGTTGAAATAAAAGCAGCAGAGACGCGATCAACCGAGCTGTTTAACGATTATGAAGGGGACCTGGGGGAACTACAGGACGAATATGGGAAATGGTCCAAAGCTCAAAAGAAAGAACTACAAGACTTGATATGGAAATGGGATGATAGACGGATGCCAAAGAAGGCGGTCCCGACCGATTGGAACAAGCCTGCAGAGCAGGGCGAAGACATTGAAATCGATCCTGAACACTATCGGGAAGTTAAAGCTTTCCTTGAAAAAAGCCGGGTTAACCCAGCGGTTATACAGGGTTTTATAACTATCAGGAAAAAGCTTGACGAAAAGTTCGTCGATATTGACAGGACCATGAGAATCGAGGATCTTGACTCGTCAAAGATTAGAGAATACAGGGCGAACATTAACAAAGCTAATAATTATTTTCCGCACCGGCGGACCGGCAGCGGTTATATTCAGATATTTAATAAAGAAAAGGAAATTGTTGTTTTCAGGGAGCATTTCAGCTTAACCAAAGACAGGATATTGCCTATTAATAGAAAAGCGTCGGCAAGAGCTGAACAGTGGTTAAAAGATGCGGTCGCAAAAGGGAAGCTTAAGGGTAGTGTGTCTGACTATAGGATAAGCGATCCTGGACCGCTGAAAGAACTGCCGGATGAAGTCTTCTTTCAGATACCAATTGAGGGAATTCAACAGGTTGTCTCATCGGCGGGCAAGGATCTTGCAACGTCCAGGGTTCAGTATGAAGCTGATAGACTTTACAATAAAGAGGGTAAAACTCGCAAAGAGGCTCTTGACCTTGCACGCAGACGTTTAACGGCAGACATGGAAGATGCGCTATCAAAAGCCGTTGCAGACACTTTCAAAGCAAGGGGCTGGGGTAAGCATGGAATTCACAGAAAGAATATCCCTGGCCATGAAAAAGAAGACATATTCGGGATACTGTTTGATTATCTTTCCGGATATGCCGGATTTAAAACAAAAATTACAAGAACAAAGGCGCACCATGAGATCCTTGTTAATGTGGACGCGAAAAAATACCCAGCCGGGTACAAGCATTTATCTAAGTACGTCAAGGACATGCTGGCTAACCAGGATAAAACGGATCGCGCTGTTGATACCCTTCGAGGGATATTCTTTGTTAAATATCTTGGCTTTGTGATTAAGTCGGGTATGGTCAACCTTACACAAAATGTTGTAATGGCAGCCCCCATGCTGGGACTTCACACAAAAGGAGCCCACAGAAAGTTGAGCAAGGCCATGGTAGACACCAGAAGGGCTTTAACGTCCAAAAACGCATGGTTCGGGAAAGAGGTTGATTATAAACACATAACTAAAAACGAACAGCAGGCTTTACATGAAATGGTAGAATCCGGCGCAACCATGGATCTGTTTTTAAGAGAACTTAAAGGGAACATGCCAGGTGTCGGGATAGGTAAACATTTCAAAAAGGTTATTGATAAGTCAGGTATCTTCATGCAAGTGGCTGAGAAGTTCAACCGGGCGTCAACCGGGCTCGCTGCTTATCGTGTCGGTGTGAAAGAAAAGGGCATGTCACATGATGATGCAGTAGCGTTTGCAAAAACGGTTGTTTATGATAGCCACTTCCTCTATGGCAAGGCAAATATGCCCACAGGTATGCGAGGCGGGGATGCTCAGAAGATTGCCAGGGCGGCTTATACGTTCAGATCCTTCAGCCATAACTATCTTTTAGCAATGAGACATCTGTTTTTTAACCAGCGAGGCGGAAAGAAAGCTTTTGCCAGGAGTCTTAGAAATCTATTCTTAATGGGCGGTTTAACGTCTCTACCGTTTTTTAAGGTGTTTACTGATATCCTTTTCGCGGCAATTGGAGAAGACGACGAGGACGCGCTCACAATGGCAAGAAAGATGGTACCGGATCAATGGATGAAAGACTTAATCGTTTACGGTCTTCCTGGTGTAGTTGGTGCGGATTTTTCCGGATCACTATCAATTGAAGTACCCAAAAACGTTTATGACATTATCGGTGTGCCGTACGCGGCCTATGAAGATTCAATAAATATGTATAAAAGCTTGAAGTCAGGCAACTATTACCGGGCGGCGGCTGAAACGCCGTTCACTCCGTTATCTGTTAGAAACGCAATGAGGGGCCTTGAACTATACACAATAGGCCACAGGACCAGAAGTGGCCGGGATATTAACGCAGTGGGGAAAGCCGGCCCCAGGAAGATCACAACTAAAGAGTTTGTCCAAAAGAGTTTTGTTGGCCTGCAGCCCACATCTGTATCAAAGGGATTTGCCTCTTATAGAGCAACAAAGAAGATGCAAACTTCTATTTCAGAGAAAAGACGGTCCTTTGCAGATCGATTTGTAAACGCTCTAAGGCGGGAAGATTACAAGGCAACGCAGGCCATTATGCAAGAGATTGCGAAATGGAACGAAAAGGCCGCAAAAGTCAATAGGCCTCACAGGATCATTGACATTGAAGGTATGATTGAATCCAGAATGAAGCCAGGGTTTAATAATATTCCTGAAAATCAGCGCTGGAAAGCTCTTGAAATTCAAAAACAATGGGAGTAGCTGCTTATTAATCTTTTTCGGTTATGATTTTAATTATCAAATCGTCAAATTCGTCATTCATTCGTTTTTTCCAGGCTTTATACTCCGCACTATGACGCATTGCATAGAGCATTGAACCTTTTTTATATCGGTCGCCCAGGGGCAGCGCCTCTAATTGTCCCTTAAAAACTACGGCCCCGCCGGAGCTTTGAATGGCCGCTGCTAAAGGGCAATCAGCTTCATGGCCAATAGTTTCAGGCCCAGGGTAACAAGGGTGGCCATGCCAAGACTTTGAGGCTCCATTACACTCGGGGCATTGCCCATTACCCATACTAAACTCTAAAGATTGCAGATACTTTAATTCAACGCTCATGGAAATAACCCCCTGATCATTGGAGCCATTACGGAGATCCACATTGCATAGCAAGTAATACCGATAACAAAAGCTATGTGAAGGCCGACTTGCATTATAATATATACCTTTAATACTTCCATTTTACACCCCCAGCAAAAGAAACAGTTTTTCTAAAAGAATAGCCACGAACACCACAGCCAATAGTATTATAAAATCCCAAAGGTTGCGCATGTTAGAAGTTTACCCTCAACCCTATCCGGTGGTTATGATGCACAAAATAGCCTGATAGCGCAATATTCCCACCGAGCCAATATTCTCTATATTCAGTAGGCAACAGGTGTGTTACCAAAACCTTCAAGATCATCGTACTTGCAAAATATATGTTTACGTCGCCCCTGTCTGGATGATCCCCAAGGATAGGATTGATCTCGCGGTATTCATCGGGCCTATCGGCAATATCGAGGGTTTGGCCCCAATCAACAATATTCAAGCTCGACAAAACCCCTTGCATAATGATCTGGTCTTTCGTCCATGGATCAGGGTTAAAAGTTGCGCAGCTGCTAAAAAATATACAAAGAATACAGATTGTTATGAGTTTCGGCATAATTAAATTCCTTTCGTAATAGGCCACTGATCCCACACTTTACTATCTAATATCGGCATTTTAACGACCTTGCCGCTGACTTCCCTTTGCTTTAAGAAAAACGGTATATCGAAAGCGACACACTGATCTCTTAAGTGTCGAAACCAACTCAGGACTGTTTTTCGCCGCACACTTCCACTTTCGCAACCGGCTATAACCCAATCAAGATCATGCCGGAAAGGAAAGGTTATGCTGTCAAGCAGGGGCTCAAAGCTTACAAATTTTTTAGCAGCTTGAATGTTGGCAAGTATAGGAATGTAATCCATTGCGTCTTTCTGGACTGAGCAGGATACACCGAGCCATAAGTTTGAAAGCGGCTCGCTCAACCCTTTTGCTCCATAATATCTCTCAATAAATGACCTCATTCGGTTTGGCCGCTTTGTAAGAACAATAAATGTGTGCCAATAAGCCTCACCGATCTCAAACATAATCTTTTCAAATAGCTTATAAGAGATAGTTAGGTGGAACAGATCGCCCATGAACTGAACGCCGACAATGGACGGCTTTTTTCTTTTTCCCGGCGCTGTTAGTTCTTTCTCGGCGAGATACGGAATAGATCCTTTATATGCGTTTTGCCGTCTTCTTGACATTGTTGGATTCACAGCCAACCGATCCGCCACGACCAAATGCCAACAATTTGCACAGCCGGTAGAAATTGGAGAACAGCGCATTACCAGGGGATTCCAGGTATAGTCAAGATATTCTATGTTTGTTTTATTCATGGTCCTCCTTTAAACCCTTATGGCATCAGCTCCCCCACAAACATCGAAACAGGCTCAACTCTTACTTTGCCATGAAACTCGCTTGTTTCCGGTCTTGTGGTGATTATAAGTTTATCTTCCGCCCTGGTGATGGCCACAAAGAAAAGGCGCCTTTCAGCTTCCAGTTCTTCAATATCTGTGGCACGTTTTGACGGTAAGATCCCCTGGTTCATTCCGGCGATTATAACAGTTGGAAATTCAAGGCCTTTTGATGCGTGCATGGTCATTAACTGTAAGCCTTTGGTTTCTTCTCTTATTTCGTCCTGCAGATCATACACGGCCAGCCAATCCAAATATTTACGAATACACTCTACCGGATGATCATTATTTGTAAGAGCTGGTGATTCATTGATAAATTTAACAATTTTAGTAGCATCGAATTTACCAGAAACAGCGCTCCCTACCTTTTCAGCGAAATCATATTCGACAAATTGATTAAAATAATCGTCCTGCCACCCACCGGCGGACCATACCTGAAAGTGACTCTTGCCCTCTTTAGCTGCTTCAAAACGGATCTTTGCATGGTCTTCAATAGATATATCAAGTATGTCCCGGATAAGTAAAAAAGCAAAGTTATCATAAGGATTAACGATCAGTTTTAAAAACGCGTGGAAGCGCCTGAAATCCTCACTGTTTGTCAGCTTTGATTCTTTACCTACATAAGTATGCGGGATTTTCGCGTCTTCCATGATTTGAGACATTTTTTCTAACAAGAAGTGATTTCGTCCCAGGACCGCCCTT